TGTGCCTCTCAGGTCTAAATAATCGCCAACAGACAGGTTTTCAGGCAGTTCCGTGATGGCTGTGTGTTCTAGGTCTAAATAGTCGCCCACAGATAAATTTTCAGGCAGTTTTGTGATAGCTGTGTCCCCTAAATACAAAGAGCCACTCACAGATAAATTCTCAGGCAGTTCCGTGATAGCTGTGTTTTCCAAGTCTAAAGACCCTTCTATTGCTAATCCTAATTTTGGGTTAAGTTTTCCATCTACTACTGTTTTCATATTTTACTCCTTAAAGTTTTAGGCTATGAAACCTTTGCTGCTCAACAGCTTATTTGCCTTGAATAAAGGCATCTTGGATACTCAAATCATATACTACTTTCATCTGCTACTCAATTTTTTCTGAGTAGAATACTCTAGATTACTTATAGTATCTGATTTGAGTATCGTTTTTATCTGAGTTAGTTTTTAGTCTTACATAAAGCACAGGTAAAAAAAAGATATATTTTAAAAGCCTCTTGATGGGCTTTGCTTCGTTTTACGCCCAGCTTGGCGAGAAGTCTAACTTGCTATTTTAACTCCTTTGCTTTGTCAAAGCATTCTCTAACCTTATTGATATAATCTTCTGGGCTTGAATACTTCTTTTTAATACGAAATATTGCTTCTTCTTTAGTACCTCTAAAACATCCAATATGAATTATTGTTTTGTCTTTTAGGTCTAAGTATATAGCCCTATTATTGGAGCCACAATCATATACGACAGGGTAGTTTACGATGGCTGTGCCTTCCAGATACAGAAAGCCACCCACAGACAAGTTGTCAGGTAATGATGTGATGGCTGTATCTCTTAGGTCTAAATAGTCACCCACAGACAAGCTTTCGGGTAGTTCTGTGATGGCTGTGCCTCTCAGGTCTAAATAATCGCCAACAGACAGGTTTTCAGGCAGTTCCGTGATGGCTGTGTGTTCTAGGTCTAAATAGTCGCCCACAGATAAATTTTCAGGCAGTTTTGTGATAGCTGTGTCCACTAAATACAAAGAGCCCCCTACAGACAAGTTCTCAGGCAGTTCCGTGATAGCTGTACATCCTAAATTTAAAGAGCCTTCCACAGACAGGTTTTCAGGCAGTTCTGTGATGGCTGCACCTCCTAAATTTAAACAGCCACACACAGACAGACTTTCAGGCAGTTCCGTGATGGCTGTGCCTCTCAGGTCTAAATAATCGCCAACAGACAGGTTTTCAGGCAGTTCCGTGATGGCTGTGTGTTCTAGGTCTAAATAGTCGCCCACAGACAGGTTTTCAGGCAGTTCTGTGATGGCTGTGTTTTCTAAGTCTAAATAGCCTCCAATAGATAGGTTTTTAGGCAATTCTGTGATGGCTGTGTTTTCCAAGTCTAAAGACCCTTCTATTGCTAATCCTAATTTTGGGTTAAGTTTTCCATTTATAACTTTTTTCATAATTTACTCCTTAAAAGTTTTAGGCTATGAAACCTTTGTCGCTCAACGACTTGTTTGAGTCTTTCGACCTCCTAATTGTCTAAAAACAAAATACAAAAATATTCTCTTTTTAGACAAGATGCACAAGAAATAAATCTTGTGCATTATCTGCTAGTAGTGTTTTTTTTGAAAAGCTTTTGTTAGCTTTTCAGTTTTTGGTACTGTTGATTTAATTCCGTAAACAAGAGAGCAGATGATTGGAGTGTATAGCTCTAAAATGTCCCCCATTAGTTTATAATAGTCTCCTGTAAAACTTTCAGACATTTCTAGTGCTATTTCCATACGTGCACCTTTTTTAGACAGCTGGTAAAAGAGTTGCCCCGTAATCGAGCCACTTTTAATTGGCAACGTGTCCGACTTAGTTCCACCAAGTGCTAATTTTATTTTGTCTAAAAAACTGATTTTTGATACATTTAACATTTTGCCATTTGCAGCACCAAAGATTTCATTTATATTTTCAACAGCTGTATCTTGATATGTTGCAACTGATTTTAGTTCTGCTGCTGTAACAACTATAGTAGTTTGTAATTTCATAATTTACTCCTTAAAAGTTTTAGGCTATGAAACCTTTGCTAATCAATAGCATTGTTGATCTCTTTTTACTTAAAGACACCTCTTACCCAAAGCACAACACATATATAATATGTTCTGCTTAGGGTAAACATAAGATATATTCTCCTACATATATATATACCCTGTTTTCTCTAAAAAGTCCCACCCAGAAATGTGCTATAATTCACGATATTTATACAAGGACGAACGATGAGCAAATGGAGAAATACTAGGGCATACCGAAAATGGAGGGCTCTTGTTATTCGTAGAGATGTCAAATGTGTTGTGTGCGGAAGCATGAAGAGAAGAAGTGCTCATCATAAGAATCATGCAACATACTTTCTCTCTCAAAGGTTTGATTTAGAGAATGGAGTATGCTTGTGTGGTCAATGCCACATCCAGTTTCATTGCAACTATAAAAATTCAAGTAGAGAGAAATGCACAAAAAAAGATTTCAATAATTTTATGGACCTATGCGGGTATCTGAAATCAATAAACTCAAAGTAGTAATTAGGTATCATAAGCAAAAGATTTTCAAAGGAGATGTAGTGAGTAAGATACAAATATTACTTCGGGGATTACTTTCGTTGTTGTCGACTAAAAAAGTCAGTCATCAAAAAGAATTCGCCATGGTAAAAAAAGATGTCCCCACAAGTGCTATCCCAAAAATAAAAGTAGCATTAATTGTTGGGCACAGTCGAAAAAAGCAAGGAGCTGAAGGGTCAGCAGGAGAGTCTGAGTTTATGTTCTATAAAAATTTAGCTCCTGAGATTGTAAGTAGTTTTCATCAGAACCCAAGCCTACAAGGAAAGGTCCAAGTAAAAGTCTTTTTCAGGGATGAGACTGCGGGCTATGTTGGAGCAATGCATATTCTTCACAAAGATATAGATACGTGGGGAGCTGACTTAAGTATATCGTTGCATTTCAATGCTGCACTGGACCCTTCTATAAATGGACACGAAGTCTTATACTGCAATAATAGTTCGAGAGGGCACAAATATGCAAACTCCCTATGTAAAATTTTGCATGCAAAAATAGGTACGCAAAACAGAGGTCCACTAGCTAGAACGAAACAGAATAGAGGAGGCCAGTTCCTTTGCCTTGGAAAATCTGCATGTATTCTAATAGAGCCTTTTTTTGCAGCACACCAATTGGACTATATGCCAGGACATAGAAACAGAGAACTACTTATAGCTTCTCTTTCTGAACTGGTACTTGAAGCTTGGGAAGAAGAAAAGGTTCCTAAACAACAGACTGAAGGAGAAGAGTAATGTCTGACTATATCGCAAATGGAGGGAAAGCACTCACTATTACCCCAGAGAATATTGAGAAAGTTACTTCTATACAGGCTAACGATGGAACTATAAATATTGTCAATAGCTCCGATTCCGGGATGGTAGTGGAATTTGAAAAAAGTGCAGTAATATCAATTAAGTCATTCGGGCAAGTTAATGTTCGGGGAAAGATGATTACTATAGGGAGTTCTGACGGAACAATAGAACAGGTGATTCCTCATTGGCAATCTGTTCATCCGATAAATGTAATTTGGGTTGAAGATGCTCCTGAAACGAATAGATTTTCTCCGTGGTTCGGTATTAATCCTCAAGGTTCAGACTTAGCTGGATTTGAAGCATTTAGCACAGAGATAGAAGGGAGAGTTTTTAAATGGCAAGATGGAGATATCATTTTCTCAGATAGCGAAAGCTACTCTCAAATACCTGCAGATGGCTGTAAGATACAAGTTCCAAACATTATCTTTTCCACTGAAGACCCGTTTAGTTCAACTAAATATGCACGGCTAAGAAATGATGAAGGTGGAAGCCTAAATATATCTGGAGTCAGCTTTTCTGACTTTGGTGGTACATTCAGAGGATTGTCTCATTTGGATATTAGAGACACTGGTTTTTACGGTTCTACTTATATTCAGTACGGTCTTAAATTGAAACTATCTAATGTTTTCTCTGGAATGAGAGATAGTCTATCTAGTGGATTGAATATCAACTATTCATCCGACATCCTAGTTTCTGATGTAGGAGGTATTTCTTTTAAGAATAACGGACTCTCTATTACTCATTCTAAAGAAATAAATGGTTATCGACTGCTTGGAATAACAGTAAAAAGAGATTCTGCTAATGACAGTCCTGTTAGCCTAAAGACTGTACAGAACCTAAAAGTGATAGGCATAGTTGCTTCTGGTGGGCAGTTCAGATTAGAGAATACGGCAAAAGTAAGAGTTTATGAAATTAGACTTTCTGACCAAGTTAGTGGAGAAGAGAATAGTTCAACAGCTACCTCTAATATAGTAATTGACAATGCATCAGAGACATCTCTTCATCATGTGTCTGTCGTGAAAGAAGGTGGAGCTAAACTATCCTACGCTTCTATCCGAAATTCATCTGACATAGATATCACTAAGATGAGCGTGAGAAGTTCATATGCGAACAATGTTATGACGGGCGATGTGTCTAGTAACCTGAGAATTTCAGAATTGTATTATGACGGCTTCAGTGGAGCAACTCCATTCTTTTTCCCTAGAAAAAACAACGGTCTTTTGTTGCAATCTGTAAGCTCAAAGGTTACACCTGATATAAAAATTGAAGCAATCAATACTGTCATTAAAGGTGTGCAGGCAAACCAAATCATTACTGATATTGATGGAATAGCTAACTGTAGCTTTGCTCAGATTTACACAGGAGAGAGCGAAGGAAAACTAGTATCAATAATGACAAAAGGGAGTGCTTCTTTCTCTAACATTTTAGGAAGACTAAAATGGTCCAATGATGCTAAGATGTATTTTGATCAAGAAGGTGATTCTATTGAGATAGAGATGCCATTTAATGTTAAAGGAGTTACTCTTCAGGATATAGAACCTGAAATAGACGGAAGTAATATAGATGCTTTAGCGATAGATTATAGCCTCCATTCAGAAGAAGGATGGTCTTCTTTTAAAGGCTTTCATTCAGAACATTTACAAAATGAAGTTATTGATACCAATAAGGGGTTCAGACTTAAGTTCAGAATTACGGCAGGAAGTATAGAAAAGAGTACTTGCATATCTACTATAACGCTTAATACCTACGATAAGAGGACGGTATATCCACTAGATACTGTTTCTGGTATTCTATCTTTTGAGGAAAATGCAGTTATTGATGACCATGCTAAATATTTCTTATTCTTCAAACAGGGCTATGGAACGCCCAATGCAGTGTTGGTTAAGGATGCTAATGGGCTGGATATTCAAGGACATGTCGATGGTCGCTCTGAGATTAGATTTGAATATGATTTTGCAAATGATAATACTAATGGAAGAGAGCCAGGCTTTGATGTAGAAATGGTTTTAGTCCTTGCTGGGAGTAGCATAGCTTCTAGTCAAACTGTATCTCAAGAATTCAGAGATGGAATAATTAATATGTTTAGAATGAGAGCCTCTCGTGATAATGCATACAAAGGAGAATAGAATATGAGAATTCAAAATTCAGACACAAAAATACTTCTCTTAGAGATAGGGCTTCAAACAGCCCTGTTTCAAGGCGACACTAAACAAGTGGATGAGAACACTACTGCTGTCTACAATCCAGATGGAGTGAAAATTCAGGAAATTAAAGTGGTTGATGGACAGAGAAGTGCAGCTATCAAAACACATTCTTTTGTATGGATGGGTCAAGAGCCTAGCCTGGCGACACATCAATATTTATTGGAAACTCCAGGAGAAGAAACTTTATCTCAGAAATCAATTATTTTAGGAGGACGAAATGGCTAAAATAGAATTTGATGGAGCGAGACGACTTATCATAGTTGAACAAGGAGAAACTTCTCTCGATGTTCAAAAGGATATTTATTCTGCTTGGAAAGAATGGTTTATTTCAGAAAGGAATAGTAGATTTTTGGTGGCGTTTCATGTGGTAGGAGGAGACTCTCTTCCTGGCGATGGAGAGCAGTTGGGCTTAACTTTCTTTTTGACAAATGGGTGGAAGATTAGACCATTTGAAGGAGACCATAGATTAATAATTAATGGAAATCTATATAGTAAAGATGGGACGGATCCCATTGTTGATACAGTAGGTGATTACAGAGTTACTGTAACAATGAAGGTATCTAATTTAGTTACTACTGTAAATAGTGGTATAATTACATTGCCTGATAATTTCGGAGAACATACATCATCTACTCAAAACATAGAAGATGCTACTGTTACTGAAGAATGGACAATGACAGCAAGTTAGACCAAATTAAACAAACAAGGAAAATATTATGATAAAAAAAGTAGGACTTCCATTTCATGTGGAATTAAATAGTCACCAAAAGTTTTTTGGAGCGACTGGGTTTAAAACAAAAGTAGTTAATCTTCATGAAGATTCAATGGAAACTCTTTCGACTGATGCAGTAGAGATTGTTGAGAATATCGAAGATGCTCATACAGCAACTGTGGATGTGGCAACACCAGTAGGTTCTCGCACAATAGTTTTAGCTGACGGAGCAAATCTTGAAGATGGAGAAGTTTTTGAGACACCGGCTGGAGATAAATACTATATTGATTCTGTTGTTGACGGGATAGTGAAGCTTAAATTTGCACTTACTCAAGCCTTGGCTAGTGGAGATGATTTGACGCAGGTTGGAAACACTGGTGTATATAAGATTTCAATTGCTATTAATACGGCTGGAGACTTTGGAGTATATGTGAGCAACCCATCTTTAAATATGAGATTGAAAGGTATCCAATATACTTTAAAAGATATTGTAATCGAAGATATTGCTCAAAAATTAGACTCTTTAGAAACAGCTCTTGCTGACAAAATAAATAGTATTCAATCTACTCTTGATAATGCAGAGTCAGCTGAATTTACTGTATTTGGTGGTTAAGCTATGACTGAATATATTATACCCAGTGCGGCGGTAGACTTCGAGTTAGATTTAAGTGCTCTAAATCTTCCTTGCAAGATTATTGACCTCAGAGAGACGACTGACTATCCTGGAATCTCTGTATGTGAAAGTTTAGAGGATGGTTTAAAATTACTGTCACTTTCCGCTTCTGTTCTTTCGACGACACTAGAGAATAGTCTGTTTATTAGAGAGAGAAATGAAACAGAGGGTAGGTATTGTGTGTTAGGAAAAGAGGCTATTGACTTATCTTACTCAGATGCACCAGACTCTGAAACAGGGGCGAAAGGTAACCAAGCAATAGCTATTGGAGTCCAGAATAATGCCATTGGGGACAAGTCTATTGCTCAAGGGTACGGAAATATCGCCAAAGATATTGGAGATGTTGCGTTAGGGAACAGCAATAGTGCTGATGGAGCTGTCTCTATTGGGGTGAAAAATCGTGGAGAATCCAGCGTAGCTATTGGAGATGGGAACTCTGCACTAGTCGAAAGCGTTGCAATAGGGATTCTATGTCTTGCATCTACGTCGGGTGCGGTTGCGATTGGTGCTAGGTCTAAAGCTGAAGCCGAAGGAGCTATAGCTTTAGGTTATGGTTCTAAGGCAAAGAGCAGAGGAAGTGTCGCTCTTGGCTGGGGCAATACGGCAAGTGGATCTCATTCTTTTGCAACTGGCGATAGGAATACGGTAAGTGGAGATAATTCTTTTGTATCTGGCTATAAAAGTACGGTAAGTGGACATCATTCTTTTGCATCTGGCTCCCGGAATACGGCAAGTGGAGCTGCTGCTTTTGCATCTGGCTGCGAGAATACGGCAAGTGGAACTGGTGCTTTTGCATTTGGCCGTGAGAATACGGCAAGTGGAACTGGTGCTTTTGCATTTGGCCGTGAGAATACGGCAAGTGAAACTGGTGCTTTTGCATTTGGCTATAGGAATATGGCAAGTGGAGATTATTCTTCTGCATCTGGCCGTGAGAATACGGCAAGTGGAGATCATTCTCTTGCATCTGGCTACCAGAATACGGCAGGTGGAGCTTGTTCTTTTGCATTTGGCGAGAGGAATAATGCAAGTGAAACTAATTCTTTTGCATTTGGCGCAAATAATACGGCTTCGGGCTATAATGCTATGGTCTTTGGAAGCGACAGTAAATCACTGGCTAGACATTCTTTCACTCATGGTCGCAAAGTGACTAACTCGGGCAAATATTCAATGATTGTAGGATTTTGTGGAGTCAACAGACATAATCATGCGACCGGAGTAGCATATGCTGGATACAGAGTCGGAGTCGGAAGTAATGCCGTTCTAACTGCCTGTGCTGAATTTACCAGTGATGAAACAGAAGTATCAACGAATGATCTAACTCTGCTACATAAGTCATCTATGACAAGACTGGAATATACAATAACTGCATTCACAGTAGATATGTCAAAGCGGATGTGTATTAGTAAGGACATTCTTGTTTCAGTTGGAGCAGACGGTAATGTTTCTGTGGATTCAGAAGTAAATGAAAACATCTTTGTAACAGACGAGACAGAATGGTTGTTCAACATTAATGTGTTTGATGCAACAGATTCTGCTGATGCTTACCTGCAACCTTCTGTGGTGGGAGAGGCTGATACAGAGATAAACTGGTCTTGGTCAGTAAAAATAACAGAAGCTTACGCAGCATAAGGAAAACAAATGGCAAACTATGTAACTAATATAAAGAACCCAGAAATAATAGCATCTCTTCCAGATATCAGCATTCTTGCTGATCTCTTTGATGAAGGGCTGACAACAGATGGATTAAAAGGAAGACTTAATTCTGTTTCATTTAGAAAAAAGCTTCAAACGATCTTGTCTTTTAAAATGTCTGATACAGTAAGAGAGCTTCTCTCGTCACAGCTCAGGACTGGATACATACAACTAAAAAGAGATGAGGGCTGTAAAGTTGAGATCATAGATAAAGCAATCTTTGTTGACGATAAACTCATCACATACAGTATAGATTCTTTTGCGGACGGAATTTTTGCAGATGACAGTTTCTCGGCATTATTTTTTACTCCAGAAGTAATAGATGTGGTACTTTCATCAAAAGACAATTCTTTTATAGAATCTGTGCTTAAGGTTGGTAACTTTTGGAACAGAGCCGTTGAAGTAGAGAACCTTATTGCTCATTTGGAAGAAAACCATTTAGAGGTGATTACTCCATATATCGAAACTTTAGAGGTGCCGTATGTTAAATATGTGTGTTATAAGGCGGGTCTTGAAGTGCCGAGATATAGAGATATATCATTTATCATAGAAGACAGTCATGCAATGGATGCTATTGCTTTAGTTCCAGCAGCAGTTGCAGTAGAAAGAGCTTCTCAATATGGAATTAGTGCAAGGATATTGTATTCTTTTGGCAAACAGTCTCTTGATGAGGTTTCAGATTCAGAAGATGTTTTAAGCCTAATTAAGAAAGACTCAGCCCTAAGAAGTATTGTTGTTGACTTTAATGCTGTTCAAGCTCTTAAAGAAGGGAGCATTATAGAAAGATATATTTTAAATAATGACATTCACTTTGGACATATTGTATCTGAAAAATTAAAGATTGAAACTAGCATTAAAATGTCAAACTTATTTTTTGATGAGACATATGCAGAAGAACTGAAATTATTTATTGGTGACGATCGACTGGTTGAAATGTTATTTAGAAGTAATCTTTATCCAACTTTTGCTTCTGTATTCTTTGAGGTATTTAGCGGTCTTAATATAAGTGGACAGCAGTTTTCAATGATGGTAGACGACACTAATGGAACCTTATCTATGAGTTATGCTACTCGTGAATTCAATGCTAGACAGTTGCAAGTTTCTTTAGATTCTTTTTCTGAAACAAAAGCCAGTTCTATTGTAGATGTTGAGACAGAAAAAAGAGTTTTCTTTGTTCCGTATACTTTCTCGGACAAGACGGTACTCGCTACTCAGACATCTCACAAAGTAGAACTAACCAATCCAAATAACTATAACTTATATGGAGAATTTGCAGAGGATAGATTCAATACTCTTATCGGGTCAGATGGTCATATATTTGGAATTCAAAGTGATGGAAAAGTAGTTTCATCTAGATTTTCAATCTCTTTAAATCTGTCTTCAGAAAACATTTTAAGTATTTCAGTTCTTCCTCAAAATGTATTCATTATCACAGAGGAGACAATTCATGCATTTGGAAACTTTGGTGAAGACAAGGAAGATATTATTCAGAATGTTATTGTGAATAAAGACGATATTTTAGGACTGACATATTTCCGTGGAGCAGTAATTGCCTTAAAAAATGACCACACTCTTGTGACAGTTACAAAAGATGATTTAGTTCCTTTTCTTGAAGATGTGAAAGTGTTAGACCTAATGGTTATTCGAGATAAGCTTCTACTTTTAAAAGAAGATGGTGTTCTAATTGAATGGCAAGATGAAGAAACTGTTGTGGAAATTGCTAGTGATATAACAGCAATTACATATTCACAAATGGGCATCGTAGCTACTATTGTAGAAGAAGAAAGAGCAATCTTTAACTACGAAGACAGTTGGTTGGTTTATGATTTTAATGTAAATAATTTATTCGGAAACTAACCATGAATCTAGGATTGCCTTTCATGGGAAGTAATACGGCTGGAGTTATTGCTCTCTCTATGTTTGCGAACTTTCAAGAGGCTTCGGTCTCTGGTCCTAAAGAGTTTGCTATGTCTGGAAGTATATTTGAGAACGAAGTGCACCTTCCACTAACTACAAATCTATTGATTTCAGACAACCCTGTCTCCCCAAATATAGAGTTATCTATAGGCAGTTCTTTATATCAAACCGACTTTCACATTCCGATGACAATGCAGAGTAGGATGTTCGCAGGAAAACCATATATGGCAACAAGTTTTAGCGTCAACGAAACTTTCTTGGAGAATCTAAATATACAGAGTACCATTAAGGGGGATAAATACACTTTAGTTTCCCCCTCTGTATCTCTTGATAAAAACTCGGCTCGAATGACTTTGGGAGCGTATATGGAAGAAAAGAACTACTCTATGCCTGTTAAAGCAGATGTATATGCAACGGCTATTTCTATTCCTATTTCGATACCTGGTCATGTTTATGAAGGTGAAGTTCCGGAGTTCGTATTTAATGCAACAGTAAATGGTTCCCAAATTACGGTCGAGGCAGCTATTTGGAATGAAGATAATATTGTCCGAAAAATTAGTAATATTGACAAGGGAAATATTGATGGCAAGGTTACTATTTTTCCGAATTCTTGGACCTGTGCTTTCGTGAATAAACCACTTCTTGCAAATGGGAAGTTAAGCAGAATTTCTGATTTTGTATCTGAGCTAGAGGCAGTTCATGGAGCCGAGATTTTCAATGCAATATCTGTCATTGTTTCTCGTGATGCTCAGACTGGAGCAGAATACAATTATACAGTTCAAAATGATTTCAGAACAAAGAAGGGGTCAATCAATGATTTTTTACTTTGCTATGAGGAAGATAAAACTTTCCATCCTGTCCCTTTTATGATAAAATCTATCTCAGAAAAAAGTTTTGAACTAGACTGGAATGTATAATACACCAGATTTAGTTCTTTACATAAAAAGGACTTCATATGGTAATACAAGCACAATTTGCAAGTCAGTCTGAAGCAGAAATTTTCTGCAAGACTGTATCTCACCCTAGTCGTACAATTTCAGGCTTCCATACATCATCTATTGTATCGGAAGCAGACATTATCTCACTTCGTTTCGGACTACTCAGTCTATCTGACCAAAAAGAAATTCTAAATGCACTTCAGCAGATTGCAAGAGACCTTGAAATCAAAGCTACTTACGAAGTTGTAAATAATGATTAAGTTTGACGATTTCTCAATAGAGAGTGCTGAGATTGGCTATAGTTCTTGCTTTGGAGGAGTATGTCCTATGATAAAGACAGCTTCTGATAATCTCCTTGCCGGAATTACACAGAAAAAAAACCACGCCTATCTTCATGTTATAGCAATGGGGGCTGGGGATTATTATGGAGAGAATCGCAATGGGGATTTCTTCTACGAAAAAGATTTAATTACCTATTATAAGACATTTGAAACAGCAGGTGTTTTTGTTCAGCACGATAATAAAAATCCGGAAAAAAGCCTAGGTGATGTTGCTCTAGCTCACTATAATCATGATATGCATCGAGTTGAGTTAGTGATAGAAGTGTCTAAACAGAAAGCTCCTGAGTATTATAATAGAATAGAAAGAGGCGAGCGTTTAAAAGTTAGTATGGGAGTTAAGGTACCTTCGGAACACTGTTCATACTGTGGTGCAGTAACAAAAGGTTCTTTAGCAAACAGATGTTCTCACCTAACATACGAAATGCATCAACAAAAAGAAAATGGTCAAGTTGTGTATGCTATCAATGTTCCACCAATGAATTTTTTTGATATTTCATTTGTTTCGAAACCTGCAGACGACCAAGGACATGCTCTTTATCAAAAGGTAGCTTCGGAGCATAAAGAAAATAGCAATCTTCTTCAGGATAAAATTGCTACGCTAATTAAACATATGCCTGTGCTTAACACTATTCCAAATGCCGTGACAGACGAAGAGCTAAATGATTTTAAGCAGCTTGTTCCAAGTGGGTTGAGAGGGCGATTAATTTCGTCAAAAAGAATTATACTAAAGCCTTCAGAGATTATGTTTCTTGGGACAGATATGCCAGCTCATGATTTAGATCATTGTAGAGAGCATTGTGATAACGAAGACTTTATTCACACTTTAATGGAAAAGCTAATTAGCAATGGGAAAAGAAAGTGTTTCGCAGATATGCTAAAAACAGCAGAAGAAGATGATTACGATAATCCAATATTGAAAAAGCTCGTTACAAGAACATATCTTGTCAAGCAAGCTGCCAAAGAGGACTTTTATGGAAATAAGCAGATCTTAAGAGCACCGAATAGGAATAAAGAAAATAGACATCTTCGTTATGCACAGTTTCAAGTTAATATGTTTGACGGAAAAAGAGTTACTGTTCCGAGCTCTCCGACAAGATTAGCAGACAGTATCTTTCCTGTCGGGCACAAGCAAATCCCTGCATACTATACTGATCTTGTTGATGACGGATATGCATCTAATATCGTAGGGATTCTGCCTGATGGAGCAGAGCAATTAGTATATGCGAAGGAACGATAAGTGAAGGAATCTGTAGAGGGCATCGTAGAGGCAGTAACAGGCAATAGTATAACTATTGAGACTGAACAGGGAATAGCTCTCACACTTCCTCGATTTTATGGAGAAGTTCCTAATCCTGGGACGGCAGTGGTTATAAGTTATTCCGAAGGTGGACCACAGATTTCAATAAAAGCCCCTGTTACTAAAATAGCTTCTATAGATAAATTTCTCAACTTTAATATGTTTAGCTTCTCTGTGAAGACAGGCAATGTTGGAGCAGAGGGATTAAGCGAAGCGTCTGATACTCCCTCAAATAATGTTCCGTTTAGTTTTATTGATACACCAATAGGTTCCAAAACAATTATTGCTTCCAATGGTAATGTTTCGTTTGCCGGCCCAACAGCAGCAGGGATTGCTGTGTCTTGCGAGAATAAGCTGATACTAAGAGATACTAGCGAAATGGAACTTGTCTCACCACATTTTGTCTCAATGCAAGGAAAAACAATTATAGTTAATAGCTTTAAATATGACCTTATGGTTGAGATTGATATATCTAGAAATGCCGTTGAATCTGAGATAGATTTTATCTCTATTAAAGAGGAAATTGCTAAAAAAATATTATTTGGATTAGATGAAAAATTCTATACTTACGAAGAGGCTCTAGAAGATTCTTATGATTTATTTGAATACCCAGGCTTTTTAAATCTATTTGGGCTACATCTTGCTGAAATTCTGTGTGTCTTTTCTTGGGAAAGATTAAAATTTTCAGGGAATGATATGGTGCTATCTGGAGTGCTTGATGGAATTGCTGAGATCAAAGGTTTTCAAGACATAGCACGATGTGACTTCGGAGACGGAAAGATTAGGTCTGGGGAATTTTGGTTTACACCTAAGCCAGAGGGAGATACTGGCCTCAACTTCGCAGCAGTAGTAATTCCAACTTCCTCTGTTGATTTGAAGGGAAAGGTTCAAGAATGTATTCTAAAGCGAAAAGGTGAAGTGAAGTCTGTGTACGCATATAATCTAACTCTTTCTAACGGCACAATAATTGAATATAAAGCAAGAGCAAGAGAATACTCTTTTGATACTGCTTCTGTGAGCGACAGGATATCTGTTTCTTCCAGAGAGACAGGTTCTTATCACAGAAGGGCTCATAGCGAGATAGAACAAATGAATTTTGGGAAATTAGTGATAGGTGACTATATCTTTGATGCTGTAGATACATTGCATTCTTCAGTAGAATTTCAAAGTGATTTTGAGCTTAGCTCAACAGGAAAATTAAGTTTTAGTTCTGCGGTGGAATTATTTCTTCTTGGACAAGGTCGTGGACTAAGGATTGATGGAGAGGGTTCAACAGCTATCACAATCTAAAACTGTGATATAATTGCAACAACCAAAATAAATGAAGAAGGATAGAAACTATGGCAACAAATTATGAGAAAATTCAAGAGGATCTAGCAACTTGTAATGTTACTTTATGGGAGCCTCCAAGAATGGCTGACCTCCAGTTAAATCTATGTAGATTAAAATGTGCTGAACAAGAAATTACAGCCAAAGCTACTTCCCTTGAAGCAGTGAAAGAAGCTTTAGTAGATATTGAAAGCATCTCGACTTCAGATAGTGAAATTGAAGATGTTACTTTCTCTGTGACAAAATCAGATGGAGTAGCTTATGTATGGGCAATGATTCCAAAAGCAAGTGGAGACATTTCTTTTTCTTTAAATACTAAATCTGAATTTTTCGATAAATTCATTTTACCAGCTGTTTCTGTTGATATCGTTTCTTTAACTGGAGAGGGTGGATTGGCTAAAACAGATCACCAATTAAGAAAAGATAGACTACAGGCTCTTGAGAATAGTCCTGTCAATGTAATAGATACGACTATAAGTGCAGTAGCAAAATTACTAAGTATAATCACAGCTAAGAGAGAAACTCTAGAAGCAGAACACGAATAGAAAAGGAATTAGCAATGGACACTCTACAGGAACTCAATAAGCTTATGCCACAGGATATAAAGTTTAAGCAAAGTGATTTGCCTTTAACTAAGCCTATTATAAAAGCTAAGCTGACTCGTTTTGCTAAAAAGTACCCATCGCTATATGCCAAAAATATTCACCAAATTGGAAATCTAGGAGAGGAATTAGCTTATCTCTCCGGACACAATATGGGGCTCGCTGACTTGAGACTAGGTAACCAAAAAAGTATTGATAAGAAGTTAGATGGAGAAGAGCTTAAAATGAGAGGAATGTCTACTCTTCAAAAAAAGAAACATCTTCTCAATGCATTTAACCTAGCTCAGACTGAAGTGATGAAAAATACTGACAATAATCTTGTGTCTCAGGCCATATCTAAGGCTAGGGGAAACCCAGCTTCAGTAACAAGAACGGCTGGGGCGGTTGTCTATGCTGTAGATATGAACTCAGAGCCGTACCCATTTATGATAAAAAATTCGCTGGCCAAAGGACTTAGAGCACACGAGCAATATGCTTCTGGTGGGCAAGCCCGTTTTGCTGCCGTACAATCTGCTGTTTCTACATCTGAGCCAGGAGCTATGGGAAAAGTGTTAATAGCTAACACGGAGCATCTTAAGATTGCTGAGAAAGATTGTGGTACCAGAAACGGAATTCCTCTGTCTCTGGATGGTACAGATGCAATAGATAGATATGAAGCAGGCACCAATAAGTTGATTACTCCACAATATTTGTCACAACTTAAAAAGAGGGGTAAAAAATCTATTATTGCTCGTTCACCTAGAACCTGTCAATCTACAAAAGGCATCTGTTCTATGTGTTTTGGCTTAAATGAAAAAGGGCATCTTCATTCTTCTGGGCATAATATCGGAATAGAAGCATCAGAATCTGTTTCTGAAAAAGCTGTTCAGTTGGTATTAAATGCAAAGCACAATGTGTCTGGGAAAGCAGGGGGTTCAAGAATACCTACTGGATACCAAGCTGTAAAAACAGTTTTAAACTCTACGGAGACGTTTCCAGGTAAGGCAACGGTATCAACATTAAATGGGAGGGTGGATAAGATTACACCTCTTGCTACAGGTGGACATAATATAGAAATCTCAGGTCAAAACCATTTTGTGTCTCACGATGTCTCTCCAAAAGTTAAAATTGGCACTCAAGTAGATATGGGGGACATATTGTCTACTGGCATTGCTTCGACTAAAGACATGATGCAATACCGAGGTGTACAAGAGGCTAGAGCATACCTTTCTCATCAATTAGATAAAGCACACAATGGCTCTATTGACAACAGAAACTTCGAAGTAATTTCAAGAGGATATTTAGACTTAGTAAAGCCAAGAGGAATGCCAGGAACAACCAACTTGCATTCGTACGATACTTATGTACCAAGCTTATCTGGTACTCATGAATTAGTAATGAAGACATCAGATAAACAGCTGGTTAAAAAGCATCTAGCAGAACCTATATTGAATTACAGTCCAGGGAAACCTATTACAAAAGCTGTACAAAACAATCTCATTGACAGAGGTATCAAGTCGGTATTAGTGTCTCATACTGCGATGCCATACACCCCTGTGTTTAAAACATATGAACAGAAACCTCTATTTAATTCATCTCCGTGGCAAAGCATTAACTATCGTGGTATCAAAAAAGGAATTAAAGATGACCTTTTGATGGGGGAAAAAGAGGATGTAAGTAAGCTCAAATCAGATAGAGCTAAATTTACTCTTGGTATACTATGACGATTAATTTCTATTAAGGAGAAATAAAAAAATGATTAAGACAGCAAGATATTATTGGAGAACTTTGGTTAGCAGTAAAACGCTTATATTTAATATGCTACTCGCTATGGTAGGAGCAATTGAGGTTTATTCAGGAGTGCTTCAGGGATTCTTTTCAGACCCTAAGTATTTTGGAATGTTTATGGTTGCAATAAGTATGTTTGGTGCCGCCTTGAGATTTGTTACGACAACATCAATTTCAACGAAACTTAATGATAGATTTGGAGAAGACCAGTGAGTGTTATCGCAGCAATTGCAGGTTTAGTAAGTCTTATTTTTGGTTTAATAATGTCCAAACAAAAGAAAGAATTAAAGAAACAAGCATTAGAAATCAGTGAACTTACAGTTGCATTTGATGTAACAAAGAGCACACTGAAGAAAGAGCGTCAAATCGTAAAGCTTCATAAAGATGTTTCTCGTGTGGCTCAGCAAAATGAGCGTAAAATGAAGCTGCAGATTAAAGAGACTCAGAAAATATTAGAAGGAGCAAAAAATGGGCAAAAAATTACTATCAAATTGTAAGGTTGGATTGGTTGCGACAGGTTGCTTCGCTATGCTTGCTATCGCTCCTGCATTTATGTTCTCTGGATGTCAGAAGCAGATAGTTGTTACTCCTATTAAAACAGCTAAATATATTCCCTTAGAGTTTGAGGCATATGACATTAGCGAAAGCTTGGTGATTGATGCAGTTGTTCATCATGACGAGGTAACAATAAGCAAAGCAACTTTCAAAGCTATAGTGACTAAGATGACAGAGTTGAAACATCAAGTACTCATTCTTCAAGAGACTATTAGAATGTATAATCATGGTCTTTCGGAAATAAACAAACAAGAGGAGATGTAAAGTGGAAAATGAATTAGAAAAAATAGCTTCTTCTGTGGAGACTGATGGTTATTCAGAGGACAAAGAGCTTTCTATTGAGAAGATTGCTCAAGCAAACTTCTTACTAAGGGCTTTAGAAGATGATATAACAAAAGAAGCAGGTTTTGGACAGTCATTAGGCGAAGGCATGGCAGCCACTGCAATGATTGGACTGGGTGTGTCTGCTGCAGGTAGAGCGATAGACAAAGTCGAAAGTTCTTTAGATCAAATGAAATTCAATAGAAAAAAGGATCACTTAATAAGCTATGCTCGGAAGGAAAATCCTTCTTTAAAAGGTGTTTCGTCAGGGAAAATGAGTGAATGGCTGGATTCTGCATATGTGGTATCTCCTAGAGTTGCTAAGGATCCAGTGCTAGCTTCTACTTATCTGAATACTCTTCATGCCGTAGGTGGAGCAGACCTAAACACGGTGAAAACTTTAGCAGACATACAGCAGAAAGGCGGGAAGTCATACGATAAGTCTTATGATGCGTTAAGAGGGACTTCCAATACAATGACAGGACTTGCGTTGTCTGACCACAGTGCAGTGCAGTCATAAAAAAAGGAGGTTAAGAAGTGAATAATTTAGATCAAAAACAACCAAAGAAAAAGCCAAGCATATTTAAGAGAGTAAAGAACAACACTCTGTATACTTTAAATTTATCTAAGTATGATCCAGTAACGGGAGATAAAATTGCAAAGGAGAACGAGCCAAATCCAGAAAATGTAAAAAGAAGTAGGCTTGCATATATGGAAGCTGTTTCTAGATCCAAGTCGAACAAGGAAGCACCTACAGATAATGTAGAAACAGCTAGGGATGCTGGGCTTGGAGGTTCCTTGGGAATGCTGGGGGCTCATGTCTTAATGGGAAAATCATCACTTCAAAGAAAGGGACTTGTTGGAGCAGCTGCAACAATAGGTTCTGGCTTACTTTCTGTTTCTAAGCAGAAGTCAGAGTATAACAAGCAGCAGGCCTCAAGAGAATTACTATCTGGAGTAAAGACTGATCGAAGTAGTGACTACAAAAATTACCTAGATAAAAAATATCAAAGATAGTTTAGATGGGATTTATAAACACTGAAGGCTCCCCATTAAAACTCTTTCGAGATGTCTTGGCTGTTTACAAGAAGCTGACTCAAGAATCTTTGATTGATTCCACTTTTGAAAAAGGGATAGTAAAAATCAAAGATACTGGGGTTATCAAAATGGATAGGGCACCTATGATTATACTGCATAGAGGTGCTATTGGTCATGAGCCTCGTTCTTTGATGTTGAATGAAACAATAGGGTCTTCAAATGGTGGGAATCAACCTTTCTCTAATACCATACACATAATAGATTACCCAATCGTGTTTACTTGCTACGGAAATTCATATTTAGAGACAGAACAATTAGGTATAATAGCATTAGAAACAATATTGACCGCAGGACAAACCGCAGTATCCAATAGACATGAAAATATACTTGGAGCTGAATTTGTTTCCATGTCTGAAGCAGCACAGGTTGAAGGTGCAGAGTCTCAGCTCACGGAAGTCGTTGTTGTTGGCAAGGTCACTATCATGACTTCAGCTATTAGAAATTTATAATAATAAAAAAAGGAATATCAATATGAAAAACTTAAATATATCATCTCTAGTGGCTTCGATTGAAGCAGAAGGAACATCACCAATGCAAGCTCCTCGCTCACAGCTTGGAGAAAAATTAGCTGCCCGTGCAGAAGCTACTCGAGCCAATGAACCAGAGCTGTCTAAAGTTGCTTCTGAGGCAGAAGACATGGCCGCAATACTTGCTAATTCAATAGGTCTAGATACAATGAGTATCGCTAGTCAACTGCAGAAAACTGCTTCAGATATGTCTGAGGCTGAATCTCTTGAAGAGATAGTCAAAATTGCGAGTGATTTAGGAAATACAGATCTAGCTAACATTTCGACTATTGCAAATAAAATTACCGATGTTGTTTGTGCTCAAATAGAGAGTCGTACTTCAGGAGAACACTAATGGGTAGAGTGCAGCTTTTTGGAAATGATTTTATATCCAATAGTTCAGCTGTGTTTGTAGGCACAAATGGAAAATTGGCTATAAATAGAGCTACTTCAGATGATTACAATGTAGGCATTGTTTCTAGAGATGCTTTTGATTTTTCTTCTGGAAACAGAGCTGTTTCTTTTATTGTGAGTATGAAGAATTCTGCTCCAAGTGTTCGCTCTAGCCAGTTAGCTTGTTTCAGAAATACAGGGTCTGTCTTTCTGATGGACGAAGAGAAACAATTGTCTTGGTGCGGCTCAGAAGAGGCATTCGACTCTGTTCTTCAGCCAGACTGTGAAACTATGTCACAAAAGCAATGTACTAACTTTTACGGCATGACCATTTCATCTACGCATACGATTGTAAAGCAAGGTGAAGCATTCTCTTGCTCAGGAAGTGATCAGTTTGGACAGCTTGGGCTAGAATCTCTGGAGACAATAAAACAAGTAGCCGCAGGAAAAGACTTTACAATTTCTCTAGACTGGAGTGGCAGAGTAGTTTTATATGGTTCAGATAGAGATGGATTACTAGCAATACCTGAAGCAGTGTCTGACTTTGATGAAGAGGATAAGCCAGTATCTATCAGCTCGAGAGAAGATAGCTATGCTGTTCTACACAGAAACGGGACGGTTACTGTTGTTACTGAAGACGAAGTCTTTAAGCTAGATACAGACAACAAGATGATTTTACAATTAGGCTCTAAATACGCGATAGATACTGATGGAAATACATTCAATTTATTTGAAAAAGAAAGTCTACCGGCTTTATTTCTGAAAGTAGATAGTGCTGAGATACGAAGTATAGGGCTTACTACAAGTGGTAAAGTGTTAGAGTGGGGTGACGACATTGATGACTATAGAGAGCTCTTGATTTCAGATTCGAACTCTGTTATAGATGTGTATGCTGGAGAGAAGTTTTCAATAGCTGTTTTAGCAGATAGAACTGTAATATCTTCTGGTAATGTTCCTGATGATGTGCTTGAACTCCTTGACAATAAAAGTGGTTCCAAAAAAGTGACAATTACTTTTTCTGATTCCTATGATGATTATCCTATGTTAAGAGAGCTTGGTCTTTCTAATATTGCATTTGGTATCCAAACAGACACCCTGGATGATAAAGTTCTATTGCATCAGAATTCAGATGGTGAAAGCACTCCTGTCATGAGAGGGCATACAGAGTTAAAATCTGTGTTTGCTTGTCTAGGTGGCTTTACGAAAGGAACTGTTGTAGCCAAACATACAAGTGGGGCTACATATAGTCACTTAACGACAGGGGAAAAAAATGTTCCCGTAGAAGGACATTCTTTTATTGGAGAGGACTTTATTTCTGACAAAAACGAAAGATATAAAATTACAATAAGTTTCTCTCCTTTTGGAAAAACTATCAGTTTTAGAAAAATAAATGGTAGTTTCATTCGTGATTATCCGGTCAAAACTTTATCTATCCAGGAGAATGGGTATAGACAAGGAAGAGTAGCCATCTATATTAGAAATGCAAACAGTTTCGTTCTAGAAGAATGCTACATAGAAGACAGTATTCCTAGTGGTATTTTACCAGCGGAAATTATTTATCGAGATATTGATACAGCTGTTCTGCAGTCAGAAGCAACGAGTTTAATCAACGATATCGCATCTACAACCAAAGAGGCAAAAGTAGCTGTAGCTAAGCTTTCAGAATCTCTATTGGTTCTCAATTCTGACTACAAAAAGAATCTTAAGGAAGTTTTTGAACGCCTTGAAGCAGTTGAGGACTAACCTTTGAGAATAGACAACGAGTGGCTAATTGCTCATGTCCAGCAAGATAGAAGTATTAAAGCAATGCAAGCAGCAACATCATCATTGGTAAGCCAATATGATCGTCTGCTTGCTACCATTATGGCAGATAAAAGGAATTACATGAAAGAGAGTGTGTCGTCTACAAAAGACAAGATAATGACATCTAAGGTGAAAGGGTTTGCCGAACTGATGCCTTCTTCTGGTGTTGCAGACGGAGAAGAATTTAATATAGAAGCGAATGACATTCTGATTGAAGCAGAGATGTTTCTGGATATAGAGAATGCTGCATGGACAATAAAGAAGATTAAAGAGCAGATGAGTGACAAATTTGTAGCAAGAGAGCTTATTCTAATGTCTCCTGTTTTGTCTTCTTATTTAAGGGCTTCTAATATAGTCTCAGTGGATGCTCTCTCTTTAAGAAGTGATGTATTGGCAGTTGGAACAACAGAACATATTAGTCCTTTTTCAAGAGTTGACCACACAGACCTTTCTAATCCTAATGCGATAGTGAATAAGCAAGCCTTTGAGCGAGCGTTCTACACGGCTAACACGAAAGAGCCTTATGCTTCTGTCAATTTTCAAAATAGTATCAAGAATATTGAACTTAGTAATTCAAAGCTCCCATATATTGAGCAGAATATCTCAGATGGAGAGTTGAAAGGTTCAGGCTCTAAACTTTCTGAATATATTCAATTATCGGAGGGGAAGTCAGGCAGTCCACAAGTAGACAATATCTTTATTCTTTTTGGACAAGAGAAAGAGTATACAATTACAATAGATGAGACAGACTATACATACACAGCTGGAGCAGATGAAAATCCAGAAGATATCGCAGGAGAACTACAGGCTGTTCTTGAAGAAAATGCCGACCTAAATATAGATGTAGATACTGGATATTGGTCTCTAGTTTTTGAAAATGATGATGGAGACAAGCCTTTGGGATGGTATGCTGAAAGTACTGATGACAGCTTGGCATTTGGGGTGAGAATGGCTCTTCGCGATGAGGGAGGCGATTTAGAAATTGAGGTAGATCCTGATAACGAAGACGGTGTTTTGATTACTTTCGAAAATGATGGTTCAGACACAGTTTATCCATTTATGGAAGACCTAGTAAATCTTGTAAATGGATTTTCTGATTCAAAGATTAGAGTAAAACTTATGCCCGACTATGATGTAGAAGATGAATATGCGACAGTAGATACATTTGATTTAGAGATACTTGCATCAAAGATTTCAATAGAGGTGCAGAGCGATTCTGCTGTTGATTTACCAGATTCGTTCAGTATGATGCAAGAGCATATCTCTGACTATTCTGAGTCGTCTAGTCAGTCTGGAAAAATTGAAGTGATAGCTTTTAACAAAGATGATAATTATTCAATTACAATAGGTGATGTGGAATATATTGTTGATATGGAAGATGATGAGAATGCTTCTGTGGAGGACGAGGAGAGTCTAGCTGCTAGATTTATAGAGTTGACTCAAGATGACACCTTAGCTGATGTAACGAGAGTAGTAGCTACGATTATGGTTGAAGCTAAGAACGGAGGGGATAGTTTTGCAGTAGTGTCATCAGGTGAGCATAACTATGTTGTCCCAGTTATACGGGAAACTCTTTTGAAATACGACATTAGACAAAGCCTGCTAATAGGCTCTGGTAAAATCACAGGGTTGCAAAAAGCAGAAGGAAAAGTAAGATATTTAAACACTCCACTAAGTAAAGGGGATGTGGATGGATTACTTGATGCTGGATATTTATATTCTTCGGAAAATTTACTTCTTCCTCAAATTGATAAAACTTTAGCACAAGAAGAAAATGAGGTTCCGTCAGTTCAAAGAGTTGGAGCTTCTATAGAAAAAATTACAAGAGCAAAAACAGGAGCCATTACTTCCGCTGCTAAGAAGATTGAACAAATCTCTAAGAGTATGCCAGTGCTAGTAGACCCTTACTATGCTACATCTCAAGCAAAATCGAACAGATGGTTTTTTGTAGAGGCAGGAGGTAATAGTGTGGCAGCTAAAACATCTCTGGAAATTGCTTTACATACTATCGCTCCTTCTGATTTTGAACGGCTCGTATATCAGGATGATGCGGCAAGCTTCTCTACTGCAATCAAAAATAGACTTCCTAATGTAGGCCAGGACTTCGAGTCTCTACACAGCTTAATGACAGAAAAAGTTCCCTCATATAATGCATCTGGACTACATAGTCGTATGCCATCTTTTCAAGATATATTCAAAGGGTCTTTAATCGAAAATCTTAACAGCAGTCTTGGAGAAAAAGTAATGTATGGGTTTATTACCTATGCTCTCTTGCCTCAAATTGATAGTCTTGTTGATTTTATACTCTTAATGAAGCTTGGCATCCAAATGGATGATGAACTTAAAGAACAAAGGTTTATTGCTTTGGCTGGTGCTTATGTTGCGGATGCTTCTTCGCTTGAAGAATTTTTCTGCGACCCATACTTTAGTGATTTTATGTTTGGAATAAATGAAGAGGAAGAGGCTCCTGAGAATAATTATGGGTTAGGAGGAATACCTATTGATGGGACAGTAACTATGGCTAAATTGTATTTTAGAAATATGAGAACCCAAGCAATGCCTATCGAAGACAAGAAGCCTGTAACTATGTTTTCTGAATCGCTTTCTATTCTTTCTATTATGCCAACATTCTATATAGGTAGTATTCAGGGAGCATCAAGTAAATCAACTCTAAGCATTAAGGAAAAGCCTATTTATCAGGGTTCTGTACCAGCTGATCTTAGCTTGGAGACGGAGATGACATTAGGAATGGGGCAACTGGAAAATTATTCAACAATTAATGAAGACTTTCTTTTAGAAGAACTTATTAGAACAGGCAATTCTTCTACTAGAATAGAGGCTGCTATCAATAGGTTTCAGACAGGCTTTTCTAAAGAATATCAAACTTCAATCTTTTCTGAGATGATGAATTATATTGAAATAAAGCCCGATGGAAACATTGTCTCTATCAGTCAAGGAAAAATGTCACTTCAGATGGCATATCAGTCGTTCGTAGAAGAAAGTATAACTCCATATGTTTTTGTGTCTATGCTTGCCTCGTACGAGACTTCTTTAAGTCAACCAAAACATGCAAACTCTTATAGTGCATACTCTACACTCTCAATAAAAGTAGCCTTATTCTTAAAAGAGTCTGCTACTCCTTTTTCTGACTGGGAAGAGAAATACCAATCTCTAATAGGGCTAATCTTTATGGATGATGATTTAGCTGAAAACATACTTCCTTTTCAAGCTTTTCTGATTTGGCTTTCCAATTGTGGAATGGCAAATATGTTTTCGTTTGCTGAGGATATTCAATCTTCTGCACAAACAGTTCTTAATGCTCTTGATTTCTCTGAATTAGGAAATATTTTTCTTCTTGATGGAAAAGATACTGCAGTGGATGCTTCAGCCTCTTTAGTGCAAGGTAAATTAGTTATGGTTTATAATATATCGGAAATAGGAGCTTAATATGCATTTTAGAAAGCAGAAAACATTTTTATCTAGAACAGAGTTGTCATCTGAGACCAAAAGTAGAACATTGTTTGTTTCAGGAGACTCTGCAAAATTAGCCTTTTTGGATTCAAGAGAAGCTGTGCTTAATGGGGATCTTGTGGGAGTGGCTTCTACTACATTGGCTAGAGGAACAGCAGTTCGCTTACACGGTCTTCTGTCTAGTAATCTATATGTTGGGCAGTCATCAGAAGAAACTCCTGTCTTCTCGCTAATACTCAAGCAAGGCTTAGCTCCGTATGTGAATACTTCTATACCATCTCTTCCATATACATCTAGTGTGAAGATAATCTCTCAGGAGACAAATTCTTTCTCTTTAGTTGAATGGAAAGATGAGGATAGAGTATTCTCTGATTCTGGGGTTGTAACTAGCAAAGTTTTTGCAAATGCTATCGTTTGTCAAGAAGGAAAACCAGATCAAACTATTACTCAGGAATGTACAGTGTCAGAATGGGCACGAATTAAGATGACTGGAGACAAGGATGTTCAGATAACAACAGATGATACATATGTTGATGCTGGAGCAGAAAAGCCAGAAGATTATGTCTCTAGCCAATTAACAGTCGACAATCAAGTTACGGAAGGGGTAGAAGGAACATATCCTGTCATCTACACATTAGAGAATGTAACCGGCATTTTAGACAGACAAATAAGAAAGGTTGTTATTGTCAGCTCATAGTGATTATGATATAATCTGTGTTAACTTTTAAACAGGAGTAAATATGGCAGATTATGATTTTACATCATGGAGTTGTTCTAAAATAGAGAGATTTTTAGAAGGAAAAAGAGTAGAGTGGTTTGTGGATAATGTGAGCCTATCAGAATTGCAATTATTGAAAAGAAAACTATACGGCTGTAATAAAACTGTATATGCCAGAATGCAACGCTTCTTTGGATTGGCAGAGCAGAAAATAGCTAGGAGATGATAAAGTGGAATGGCTACAATCTTTATCAGCTAAAAAAAAGATAGTAAAGAGTCAGATTTTTGTATTTGATGATGAGCTTTCACCAGAGGATTATGCATTGCAAATAAATAGTATTGTTTTATCTAAGCATTCTTCAATCATCTCTGAGGAGAAAAACTGGGACCAAACAGGAATCCTTAGTATTTTATTAACTTGGGAAGAGGAGAAGGAATGATTTATAGCAATTTAGTTTCACTTCATAATGATAAGTTTTTTGCTGAGACATCTAGTCTATCTAAATTGGAAGACAACAGGGGAATTATTCTCTTGAAGAAAAGCAATAATAGGCGTGATTTCCAAAAGTATCTCAATGGAGCATTTGATGATACTTTTGGAAAGCATATTTTCACAAATCTAATGCAGTCAGATAGTGTTAACTTAAGCACCAGCGTTAGAGAGCAGGGAAGAGCTACTCTCTCGATACAGGTGGCTCTGCCTTCAAATAATAAAACTTGTGTTATTCAAGTTCCACACGGAGAATATTAAATGGCAAACATAGTAATAAATGCAGCAGTTTCCAAGGTTCACAAAGATAAAGCTTCAGGTATAGCAACTGCAATTAGGGATAAAAATATTGTAGGCTTTATGGATTTAAGAAATGTTATTTATGAGAATCAGACTAGGCATATCGCAGGGCTAAAATATGACAAGAATGAGAGAATGTTCTACATGGTGTCTCCAAAGAAAGCTGATGATGTAAATATAGGGATCTTTATATCTACTTATGACATTGAATTGGTACACGGAAAGATTATGGCAAAAGAGGAGCTTTCTGATGTTTATGAACTTCCTTCAGTTGCTGAGAAGATGAGTAGAGGTGGATACAAAAAATCATTGGACACCACTATTCAGAAGCGTGCAGAAGTATTTCCAAAAAAGGTAAATCTAAAGATATTGATAGCAACAGCAAAGGATAAGTTAGTAATAAGAAATAAAGCAGGATTCCTCTTTACTTGTGATTTTAAGACTGGGAAATGGCATACTTTAAGACCAGGTTCTAAATTACAAACTATCTTTATGATGGAATCTGACGATCTAAATATTCAATCCATTTTTAAGCATAGCCTGCCTTTTCCTGCCTTAGATAGGGGGATGTTCGACAAAGAATCTAATGCTTCAGAAACTTTTGACATGACGAAGCATATTTTAGATAATGTGTAGTCTAAGACCACTCTACAAAAGGATATAAAATGACTTTCGATTTCGACAAATACAAAGCGATAGTGGATTATATAAGTTCTAGTACAGGGAAAATCACAACTTCAATAGACAAGCTTATTGCTGGAACTATTGAAATGAGAAAGCATTCCACTGCGGCTATAATTAGATATAGTACTAACATCACTGAGATTTCAATGGGAAGACTATCAAATAAGATTGACAGCTCTCTGTGGCTAGCACAAGGGAAGGTGGCTCTGCATATACAAAATGGTGCAAGGCTTCTCTTTTCTGAGAAGTATATTTTCAGAGAAAACTCAATGCTTCCAACTAAGCTTCCAGCAGAAGCTCTTGAAATATTAGGTAAACAATTTGCCTCAAGGGATTCTGTGAAGAGTCTTTTTTCAAGAACATATTCCTCTTCTGTAGCTGATTTTTCTGGCGATGAAGTTCCAAACATTTTATATTTCCGAAATCATTTTCTAACGACAAAGGGGTCTGTGCTTCAAGGACCTCTTGAGGTATCCTCTGAACAGGTAACTGAAGATAATAACTGTATGTCTTATCGTATTGCGTCTAAACTAGCTGGGGTAAATAAAGCAACCCTTATCGCACGACTACAAGTCGACCAATTAGAAACAAATCTATTTATTGCTCAACAAGCAGTAACTATGGAAGCTGCTGTTGAAAAAGTCGACATAGACAGTGGCGTTTCTTTATCTGGGGCTCCCTCGGATAAATCACTAATCTTAAGAAGCAATATAGAGCAGGTAGCGGTCAAAAAAAACCTATCAAATATAAGAGAAGCAATAATCTCAGACAAAGAGTCTTTTTCTTCTTCTGATGTTGTCACGGAAGTGTATGCTAGTAAGGGTGCTGCAGAGCATGGAATAATTCAAGAAGAGTCAATAAAAATAGATGCTGAAACTCAGCCCCATTATTCGGTTGCAAGAATTCATCCATCTTTAGAGTATTCTTTAGCAGCAAAGCCTGATTCGACTTTGATTTCTGGTCTTTCTGATAGCCTCTACTCTTCTCGCTCACTTGATATGGAAAAGAATCAAATTGCATATGGACAATTCACTGCTATTGTCCCAAGAGTTAAGGGAGAAATTGCAGACGAAATATCTGCTGAAATTCTATCTGACCCTAGAGGTAAAGCAGCAGCAACGCTTAAGCTGGTTTTCGAAATAGTTGCTTCTCGTTTAAGAATGGAAAATCCAGAGCTATTTATGGGAAATACGGAACTGTCTCAACTAAATAATATAAAGGGAATTATTATGAAGCCAGGAGACACAGTAGCATTTAACAGAAGACCTATTTTGAAAGCAGAGAATAATGAAGCGGCTTCAGCAGAAGATATCCTTGCAAAAGTAGTTCACTTAGAGAAACCAGTTTTGTCTGCTAAAGTTGGGAAATGGAACTTTTAAATAAGCTTGTTGAAGCTGGAGACCAGCCTGGGATTTTTTCTTCAACAGTGCAATCTTTTCAGAATGGTATCGTCTGTGGGTACTCTCTGCATATAGACCATGCTGTAGATGCAGACATTGTAGTTCCAAAGGGGTATGTTCGAGTTTCTGTATCTGAAAGCATTTCAGGGGCTGGTATCACAAGACACTCAGATTACTTTCCGAAGCTAGCACTACTATTAGATAAGATGTTCTTTTTTACTCCAGCTTCTATCAACCCTACTATGGGAACAGTAGCAGAAATACCTCATTTCACACCAGGGGAAAGAGCGTCTCTTTATATGAGCATATTTGAAATAGAGACTACTCTTAGAACAATGCTAGACAAGCTCAACATTGTAGCCACTATCGAAACTAATTTAAGCTTCTATGAGTGTTTAATGCAGTTTAAAAAGAACTTCAAACCTCTTGGGCTAAAAGTAGTGGATAATATGATTGGAACAAGATTAACAATCAATAGTTTTTTTATGATGCTTTACCGTGGTTTTGAACTGCGTCTTGAAGTTACTGCAGATACTATTGTGTTGACTGATTTATTTCAAATGCTTAGAAGAGCAGACGTTATTTTGTCTGCAGAGGATATTACAGGCACACAAAACTATATAAATTTCAGAAAGATACCAAAGTATACGACCACAGCGATAGGTTCTGACGGAAGCATTTTAGATACTTCTCCTGTGGTCGCAGGGGATTTTTCGAGATTAACACAGACAGAAAGAAATTACAAATCTGATACACGAACACATGCTTTGCCTTTTGCTGATATGTCGTTATCTATGGATGCTTCTCAGGAAGCAATAGCACAGAGTAATATGTTAATAAGGGCTGCCATAATTAGTCCTAAAATTGAAATTGAAGATAAGACGGATCAAATGGGTGAAGCGACAGTGCGGGATTTAGAATCTTGTGGTTTCGAAGACCTTGTAGTAAAAGTTCCTGTCATTCAAAAGAAGTCAGCTTTTTTAGAAGAACTGCTGATACAAGCTCAAACAAAAGAACTGGAGAAACAGAAAGCGATAGAAGGAATTACTCCAGAACAGCTTGCTGACATTGACCGACAAATAGCAGCAATTAGCATTCCTCCGGAAAAAGCCTATGATTTGTCTGCTATTTCGGTTAAGCTAAAAAGTAACTTTTCAAAGTTTTTACACACTCTTGCTGCATACAGAGCTATGTCTGCTTCTATGTCTCGCTCACTTATGATGGAAGATATTACCTGTCCCGTGAACACTCCATTTACCATAGAGAGAGGGGAGAGTGTTGTTTGTAGGCAGAAGATTGCTAGCTCAGATGGTCAAACTAAACAAGATTTTATAAACATAAATTTACATGGAGCTGGGTTTGTTCAGTCGGTGAGTGTTGTTCAAGAACCTGGGATTAAAACCTGCACGATAAACTATATCAACTTTGGAGCAGCAGAGTATGAGTTATATTCAGACGAAGGAGAAAAAGAAGAATGAGAACACTTGAGATTATTATTGGGGACACTACCGAACTATCAGTCGAGATAGAAGATGGAGCAGAAGATGCAGATGAATTAAAGTTAACTATTTATGCAAGCAAGAGTCAAGAAGAAGGCTTTACTGGAGAACTTCTCTCTGTCGAGCCATCTTCATATGTTGAAGGCGTTGCCACTTTCATCTTTGAGACAGAAGGGCTGGCTTTTTCTCCAAAGACATTGTTTGGACGCTTTCATATTGAGAACAATAGCAAAAAGAGCAATACCTATTTCAAACTGAAGTTTGTATATTCTGTGCTATAATTCTGTTTCAATAATTCACACAAGGAAAATTCATGAGTTTAATTAGACGTAGAAAAAAGTCAATCGCAGGTTTAGAGTCAACTCTAGCAAAAGCAGTTCAGAAAGATCAGATTTCTTCTAATCTTGACGATATTTTAAGTGGCGGAGTAGACAATAAAGTTAGTTCAACATCTGCTATTCAAGCACTGTATGAAAAAGTAATCCAAAACATCAAAGATAATAAAGTAGTTCTTACTGATATTATTGATGATGCTGCTGAAACTGGTGGCGAAATAACTTGGTCAATAGATCAGATCAAATCGTTTGTTGCTTCTGTTAATGACAGTATTGTTGTTAGTAATCTTGCAGAAAGAGATGAGATTGAAAACCCAGCAAGTACATTAATAGCATTTGTTTTAGACACTGCTGGTGATGAAAGTCTTGGTAAGAGTGAAGGTAACCCTGCTTCATATATTTATGTTGAAGGCGATGGCTGGAAGCTAATGCAAGTATTAAAGGGAGATATTGATTTAACTCCATATGTGAAAAAAGATTCTATTGTAAATAACATCACTGAAGGTGGAGCTGGAGTTCCTTTATCGGCTGAGCAAGGTGTTGTTCTTGCAGCGATGATTGCCGAAGGAATTAAACTTGCTTCAGTAGAGATGGTTGTAGACGCTCTTGTTGTAGACGGAAATTATATTACTCTTACTTATGAAGCGAGAGGAGCAATCGTTAATAATACTATTGAAATAGAAGTTGATGATGGAATTTGGGATATTGTTGATATTGAAAAAGATGCAGACAATGCGAAAAAATACAAAATTCTTTCAGATAATGATTCTGAGTATGATGGAAAGAACTGTAAAGCTTCTTATATTAAACAAAAGTAATCTAGCCTCTCTTTCGTAACCCTTTGCGAGGCGTATTTTTTTAGGTATAATTACTTAAAAATTTCGCCGATTCGCATACAAGGGGTAAATCATGAATTTTAAAGAACAAGCTATTCAAATAGCATCCGCAGAAGACCCATATGGGGAATTTGAAAAAGCCGCATCCGAACTTTCAAGCAATCATAAAACAACTTTAGCACGAGAAGTAAACAAGCAATTCTTCCTTAGTCGACTAAACGGTGAAAATGAAAATATAGCTTTTGATATTATCCAGCCTTCTGCTTCAAGTTCTGTATCGCATACAGATATAGAACAATCCGTTGTTGAGAAAACAGCATCTGTTTCTCAAGACACTCTGCCAAATAAGAGTCACTTAGTGACGAGTGACATGTTCTCTTTAGGAGAAACAGTCTACAGAGGCAAGCATTCTTCGTCTTTTGGTGGAGCATCAGAACATCTTGAAAAAATAGCTGAAGCCCAAGTAGATGAAATACATCAGCAAGCAAAAGAGCTTCGTCAAGATAACTTGGCCACTGCTAAAATGAGAGTGCGAGCAGACTTAAGTGAACAACTAATGTTATGTACAGAGGATTTATGTAAAGTAGCTAGTGATGCTTCCGAATTCAGAAGTGTAGCCAAAATGATGTTAGATGTATCTCTTACGGACGATCTTTCTGCAATGGTAACGATGTTTAACGATACCGAAGCAAATATTGTTAAAGTAGCCTCAGTACCTCTCTCTTTCGACAAAGTAGCTTTAACAACATCATATATCCAGCAAATACTCTCTCTTCGTGAAAACAAAGAAGCACTTCAAGAAGCAGACACTGTTGAAAAAGTAGCATTTCTTGGAGCTTTAATAGGAGGGGTTGCAAGAAAAATAGGGGGTGGAGTAGCAGGAGTACTTGGAGGAACCGCTAAAACCGTACTAAAGCACCCCGGCAAGGTAGCGGGAGTAGGCCTTACGGGAATCTCTGCAAAGAGTGGTATTAACAGCTCATATAAAAAAATTAGTGGGCTATAGTCTTGAAACTAGCTAAGCTAAGAGAACAATACTCACCTTCTATGCTTTCAAAGATTGAAGCTGGTGTGAGAAACAATGTCCTAGAATTGTTTTCCGAGGATGAATACGAAGCCAATAAATGGACTATTGAGAACATATTTGTTCAGCCTGTTCTATATTCAACCTTACTTCAGTACCAGACGATATATGAGCAAAAGACTTCTGTGTCCGTAAAAGACATTTTGTCTGACGATGAAGCAACAGATGGAAAAAAGCAAGCATACTTGAGTGCATTCGCAGATGCTCTAAATATATCTTCGGAGGGAATGGAAGCTAGTGCTCTTACTACTGCCATTCAGAATAAATTATCAATCGCTGAGATTGACTTATTGCGAGAGATACAAAAGTGCACCAGTTCGTATTCTATTGTTAAAAACATTATTGGTGGAACTTCCAAACACAGTCACAGAAGTTCACCTGAGTATATATATTTTCTTGTTAATAAGTTCGCTGCTGTAGTTATTTCAGAAGGTTTAGTTCAAGAAGTTCCTTTGGTGGAACTGGAATCGCAGTCAATCACAGTTAATGACATGCTGAGATATAAGAACGCTCGCAATACCGGAAACCTATATGGCTATGTAGATGTATATATAGATTCGAAAATAACTTCTGAGCAGTTTGGGTTCTCTCTTGAAGAGGGCGAGACAAAGACAATATCTCTTCCTCTTAAGAAGTGGAAAACAATCAAAGTATCCTCAACCCAAAAAGAATCAGTAAGGTGTGTTTCTTTTGGTGGAACAATGGTTGGATTTGGGGAAAGAGAATTAGAGTTTCATATTACTGGTCCAGCCACAGGAACAATTAATGCGGATAGCTATGCTTCAGATTTAGATAAAGAAGCTGAGATTCGAGAACAGCTTCCAAAACTTGACATAGAGTTTTCTGGACTCATTCCCGTAGAGTTAACAATTGAACTGCTTAATGGCAATGCCGTAGATAAGATAGCAGAGTCTGTTAAGTCTAGCTTTTTTGGGGGCAATTGGAATAGTAGAATAGCCTCCCTGCACTCTCTATCCCTTCAGAATGGAAATGGCATACAAAAGATAACAGCAAGGGTGTTCGTGAACCCTATGCTTTCAAAAGAAATTGTTTTCTATGGAAATGCATTCTCTTTAAGTAGATATGGAATGCTCGACTGGATTGGGTATGGAAATACACTATTTAAAGTGAAAAGCTTAATTGACATAGAGAGTGGACATGCTACATCCTTATAATATTTTATATCCTACTCAGCATCAGACAGTAGAAAGTGACCCTTACTTTAAGGCCTTTAAAAAATATCTTGGAGCAACAGAAGAAATTATTGTAGCTAACCGTGCAAATGTTAAACAAGGCCGTATCATTATTCCTTGCCATATTGTTGACATAGATGACGATAACTTTATGTTTGCAGATAGAGATGATATCAATATTTCCTCTATTGTTTCCCAAGTTAGTTTTAATGGAGAGTGGGTTTTGTCCGACCTAGAGGATTCTATTAGTAAAGAACATGATTTCTATCAAATGGTAAATGATATTGTTTTTGTTGTTTGCAAGGCAGAACCTATTATTTATCATTCTACTGTCACTGGGGACTTGAGTGCGGATGGTGTTTTTTTTCTGCAGTCAACCTCAGAAAAAATCGCAACCATCTCCAACTTAGTCCTTCAATCGTCAATTTCATTTGAAGAGAAGATAGTAGAGATTCAAGACAACATTGTCACGACAGATAAAAGAATTATTAAATTAAACCACATAGATATGTTTCACTATTCAGTGGATGATGTAGTAGTGAAAGGTGTTTTCTTTGACCCTGTTGCAACTGTAAGCAACTCTGATGGCTATATAGAAATATCTCTGCCTAGTGACAAAATGTATCTAAAAGAGCATCTAAATTTCCAGACAAATATTTATTTCAAAGAGGTGTAATAATGCAAGACCCAATGGCTACACAAACTCAATCTAGCATGTATCTTAATCCTTGGCAATCAATGCTGTCTCACCCATCCATGATGGGTACTGGACCGCAAGGCTTTGTAGACCCATCTTCATTGAGCTATTATCAGAATAGTTACGGCAGCAATATGTCAAATATTGCGAGTAGTCAATATGGACAAATTCATTCAAACGCATTTTCTAATGCAGCATTACTAAATACTGGAATGGTAGCTCCAGGTGCAGGAATGAACATGTCAATGCTTAGACAGCATCAAGCAAATGCGTCAATGAATATGGGACATAGTATGACAACTACTGGTATTGGGCTAATGGGTGGTTTTGCTGGGGCTACGATAGGTTCACGGTTTGGTGCCATTGGTGGTGTTATTGGTGGTATTGTTGGCGAAGCAGCAGGTTCCATGGTAGGGGTTTTAGCTGAAGATGGTTTAAATACTCTTTCAGGAGTTCATCGCTCCATGGGACTATTGGCTAATCCAGACAGTCCCTACGGTGGTGGCTATGGGCATTCTACCTCTGATGCGAAAGATGTATATTCATCTATTCAAGATATGTCTATGGATGATATTACTTTTAGTCAGCAAGAAATTGGTCGAATACTTAACGAAGGCATTAAAACAGGCCAGATTTCTGGAGGCTCTACAGATCAAATAAAAACTAAACTGAAAGAACTGAAAGAGACTGCAAAAGGACTAGCTTCAATGTTTGGGACCAATGATATCTCCGAAATAATGGATCATATGAGAAAGCTAGGTGGAAGTGGACTTATGGCGGCGGATACAAAGCAGGTTGCAGCAGATGTTGCAGTGGCAGCAAGAGCACTCGGAGTAGATGCTCAGCAGTATGGGGTGGCTTATGAAGCAAGAAGTAAAGCTAAATCTGATATGGGGGGTCATTCTGAGCAAATGAACTTATTGTTAGATGCTAGGGTAGATGGCTTTATGTCATTGGGAGACAAGACCTCTCTTTTGTTTGGGGGGAGTAAAGATAAAAGAGCAAAAGTAAGCCAAGAACTATACCAAATAGAGGCAAACTTATTCGGCAGCTCTACCACAAGTTCAGTTTTATTGTCAGAGCAGAACACAATGTCAAAAGAACAAATAGTTATGTCCTCTAAAGCTTTTGCAAGAGAGTCATTCTTAAATAGTGACAGAGAGAATTTGACAAAAGAAGCTTCTTCATCAGGTCAGCCTCTTTCATCTGTTGTAACTTCTAAATTTGAAGCCCTATCGGAGAAAGAGAAGAGAAAGTTTTACGATATTGGGAACAAGAAGGTGTTGAGTAAATGGGAAGATAAGAAAGGTATGTACGAGGATGTCGTAAGCATTTCCCCCGATGTTTTCAGTATAAGGGAAACTGATGCATACAGTTCTTTTGATGCACAAGCTTTGAAAAATGCCACTCAAGATGATTCTAAATTTGTATTCAGTAATACTGATTTGGCAAACAAGAGTATTCACTCTGTTTTCAAAGCTATTCAGTTTGGCTTTGGGAAAGAAGAGTCGATCGGTACCGGGAATATCTCTACTGATGTATACAAATTAGCAAATGCAATGACGGAAGACATGAATGGTGGGGTTGCGAAAAAGGCACAGGACATTCACGACCAGATGAAAGCAGATCGTGAGCAAAAGAGTATCTTAATGAATACAAATAGAGCTGGATTCATAGAGAAGATATACCGAAAATACTCAAACAAGGCTACAGATTTTGTTGTAGATATTTCTACAAAAGCCATGTATGATGCTGAATTTTCTGGCACTGCAGAGAGTGACGGGATGTCTAAAAAAGAAATATTTTCCAAGTATTCAAAAGAGATCTCAGAAGGTAAATCAGGATTAGATAAGAGGTTTTCTTTAGATTCTATGCTTACTCAAGGAGGCAGAAGTTTTAGTGCACTTGCTTGGATGAAAGACAAAAGTGCTACAAAAGCAGACACTATTGTAAACTCTTCATTAGCTGCCGTAGGAGACTACCAAGTAGTAATACAGGAAAGTAAGAGTCAAGCACTAGCCCAATTGATGGCAGGAGAGTATAGCAAAGATAAACGTAATCATGGGTCAGAGACGAAAATGCAGAATCTCTTGTCTGTCGCGTCAGGTAAAATAAGTGTTGACGAGTGGGCAAAAAATAGGGATATCCGATCTAGCCAAATTCAAGAAGATGCGAAAAGCTTTAAAAGCACTATGTCAAGGTCAACAACAAATAGACATCGTCAGCTAAAGAACGCTTTGACAGAATTTGATGATACTCATTCATCGGGATATTTTAATGTGGCTGTGATGGCAAAAGATGAACTGTTTTATTCAGGAAGAAGGGTTGCAAAAAACAAGGTAGCAAGAGTAAATAAAAAACCAAAATATACAGAAAAAGTGAGTAGTTATTTGCAATCCATTAATCAAGGCTCTGATGATGATATTAAAACTCGATTGGAGTTTGCTAAGAAACTGGAGAGTGGAGAGTTAAAAAAAAGCATTGATGAAAAAGGCTTCAGTCAAGTAGTAGATGATTTTATGTCCTCAGATGCAAACAAGAAACTTAGTGGAAAGAGACATATTGCAGACAAAATCAAGAATTCTAATGGAGATATTAAGTCTCTATATTCGGATATGTTTAAGGATACTGCAAAAAGAGAAAAATTTAAAGCTGGTGGAGCGGACATAAAGTCTATGTTGGATTCTATTGGGGTGAATGTTTCTGGAAATTTGTCCAAAGATGACTATTTGGATACAAAAGATATGCTGAGAGATGGAAAATTTTCCAAACAAATAACACAGCTATTGGGAGAAGGGGTGGATGCAAAAAAAATACAGACGAATTTAGCTAATGCTATTGACGGAAATGAAAAAGCACTTGCTCTAGCAAACTCCCCTTTCGCTGGACAGGTGACTCAATTGTATGCAGCAGATAAGAACAATAGTCCTCTTCAAAAAGAGGCTAATCACAGCCTGAAATTCAGAAAAGGACTTGTGGGCTTCGGAGAATTATCACAAGAGAGAAAAGAGGCTGTGTTAACTGCTGCCAAAGGGGCAGCAGCTGTCACTAAAGGTGATAACAGAATTGAACATGCTTTAAGTATTCGCAATAAACTAGATAGCTATTCTGACCTTGATGAGGAAGAAAAAATAATAGCTACCAACCTCTCTTCATATGAAGATATTGGAGATGTGGATCTAAAAAACCTGTCTTCTTTTGCTGCAAGCACAGATATGAGCGGTCGTTTTATGAAAGAAATGAGGACAATCACAGGGCAAAGCTTAAGAACAGAGGACGACCAGGGGCATATGAGAGATGCTTTTGCTTTATTTAAAGAGGAAGAAGATGGGTCTTTTGATCTGCGAACAACTTCTGAAATGAAAGAAGTGCTTGGCGGTGACGGGAAAATGTCAAGCCATTTCAAAGACTTATGGGAAGAGAAATTTAATGAGTCTTACAATGAAAAGAATGCATCTGAAAAAAAGATAAATTCATTTCAATCTTTCATAGCTGAGAATGCTGGGATGGGAGGAAAGCTAGATGCTTTTGAAAGCTCTTTAAATGGAGGAGCTAGTATGAAGGCTACTGAAACGCTTTTAACAAGTATTGATTCGACACTTGCTCAAATCGCTAAAAATACAGAGAATAAAACATCAATTAAAAGTACGGAATAATTATAAGTATTTTTATGTTATTATTCAGACATATTCTGCAGGGTTCTATTTATATCTAGACCTTGCTACAAAACAAGGAGTTTATATGTTAGAAGCATACAAAGAAGTGATTATTACAAGAAGACTTGGGAACAGTAAAGAAAGTGAAATGGGGGCAGTAAGAACATCCTCTGAGAAAGCAGAATCCCTTAAAGTGGAAGTGCTAAGTTCAAATGTGCATATGGTAAATGCTGGAGACAAACTTTTGATTGCAAAATACTCCGGAACTGCAGTTACTTATAAGGGCGAGGATGTTGTGTTTATACGAGAAGAGGATATCTTAGCGTCAATTATAGGAAGAGATGATGCATAGAGACCTGATAACTTCTGTATTTCAAACGGCCGCGAGAACAGTTGGCTCAACATATGGTCCAAATGGTAGTTTCGCAATTTTAACGGATGGGAAAAACTCTGTAGTAACCAAGGATGGCGTGAGTGTTCTTCGTCATATGAAATATTCAAGCAACGTGGAGCAAGGTATATTTGAAATTATCAAGGAAGCCTCTCTTCGGACTCTTACTGAGGTAGGTGACGGGACAACAACAACTATTCTCTTGGCTGAAAATATTTACTCGCTATTACATCCTGTGGACTTTCACAAAAAAGAAGATATCCTAGCTAAAGCAATTGCTCAGCTTTCTGATGTGAAGAAAAAGGCTTCCCAAGAGGACTTATTCACAGTGGCAATGACTGCAACTGCAGGCGACGAAATTTTAGCAAGAATAGTTGTGGATGCTGTAATAACATCTGCTGAAAAAGGATATTCTAGTGTCACTGCCGAAGCTAATTCTGAGAGTAATACTTCTATTCTTGAAGAAGAAAGACTTGGGTTTAAGGGTACTTTAGTGGACAATGCTTTTTATGATAAGTCAGGCGACTTTTTAGAATGGGCAGATGCAGTTACCATTGTATCTTTGTCTGAAATAGCAGGAGAAGAGAATGTTATTTCGCTTGTAGAAAAATGCCTAAGAGAGGGGATTGAGAAAATTATGATCCTGGCACCAAGCTTCGCACTCACTGCACTCTCTGCAATGGCAGTGAATAATCATCTGGTTCGATTTGCTCCTATTGTAATCTCAGCAGGAGACGCCGCTAAAACAAAGCTTGCCCTAGAGACATTGGCTATCTCTTTAGAAGCTACAGCGATAGGTATAGAAACTGGAGTGGAGTTAAGAGACGCTACACAAACACATTTTGCTCAGATAAAATCTCTTTCTTTTCGCAATTCACATATATCTTGTGAAGTGAAATCAACTGATGGTGGAGAGGTTAGGAGAGAGTCTGCTCGAATACTTGCTTTAGATTGTCTAGCAAAGGCTTCTGATGACGAAGAGCGAGATATGTATAGAGTAATACTTGGGATCTTAAATAGAGGAAGTATCACTATTCAAGTAGGAGCAGCTAGTTTAGGTGCTGCTATTGAAAGAAAAGATAGAACAGACGATTGTGTTAATGCAGTAGAGCTAGCCTTATCTGGAGGTGTTGTAGCTGGGGCAGGAAGAGCTTACGAGGCAGCTCTAGCTAATCTTGGTTACGACACTCCCTTTGGAGAAGCATCAAGTGCATTAATTCTTCCAATAACGAAGAGCACTCGCCCTTTAGATCCATATGCTGTTGCTGAAACTGCTCTTACTCAAGCAATAGAGCTTGCCTTTCTAATGAAACGGTCAGCAGTAGTTGTATTAAATAATAAAAATAAGGAATCTTAAATGACGGCCAATGCAAATATTCAAACAGAAAATCTTGAAGAGGACAGCATCTCTAGTGATGCTATTGATTTTGAAGATAGTTCATTTATAGCAGAAAATGACCACTCTCAAGAAAATCAAGATACGCAAGATACACAAGATGACACTCAGCCTGCAGAAACTAAGGAGGAGAAGAGTGAGACTCCTCCTGAATCTGAAGCTACTAGAATGGAGAAGCTCATGAAAGAAATAGCCAGCCAGCCGATTGAAGTGGCTATGGCTAATCTTGAAGTAAGTGAGCGAGAGCTTCAGGCTGCGGCAGAAGGAGTGTTTTCAAAAAAAGGTTATGCTCAGAGGGCCTTTACTCTTCCTTTTGGGGGAAGTATTGTTTTGAGAACAAAGTCTGTAAACGATTTCATTGATTATACGAACTATGTTCGAAGATTACTGCTAGAACCCATTTCAAAGAATGAGTACGACACATATACTCAATTAAGAAATTTAGCCTATGCTATTGTTGAACTAGATGGTGAAGATTTAACAGAAATGGATATTGAGGAGAAATTCCAATATTTAAGAACATTGAGTGATGCAAAAGTAGCAGCTATAATCACAACTACGGTTAAATTTTGGAGAGTCTCTCACTTGCTTCTTCATCCGGAGTTAGTTCCTTTTTTGTCAAAACAGCCCAAAACATAGTTCTTTGGGCTCTAAAAAGATTAGATCAAATGGATGGACCTCCACAAGACGGTTTAGAAAAAGCTCTCTTTGAAGCATTGATGATGCATGAGCGGTCCAGACAAAAGAAGATTGCTATCTCAAGCTCTCTAATAGGGGTGTTTGGTAGCTTGTCTACCGAGTCTGCTGACTACAGCAAGAATATCGGAGAATTAATAAGAGATATATTGAAGGAGAATTAGTGGCTAGCAATAAGCAGATTGTGGAAATTCCTGATGTTGGAGCCGTGGGCAGAGAGTTAGGAATACAATTTGATATCAAAGAAGGGTATTATGTTTGTGGGAGAAACTTTTATAGAACTTTTTCGTGTATGGTTGAAGAACAGTTTGACATACAAGGAAGAGCAGATGAAACACTAGACCAATACTTTCATAAACTCAGGGATACCCAGTCTCTCGAAGCACAAATTAAAAAAGAAAGATCATTAAATCTGGAACCTTTTACTGAAATTCAATGGCAAAGTAAAAAACTGAATATATTTCAAGAAACTGACTTGGAAAAGAAAGGTCACCACGAGTGTTTCAGAAGAGATACTGAGACCAAGGCTGGAACTTTTGTAAAGGGAGATGTTGTATTTAGAATAGTTAATTCCAAAGGAAGAGAGTGTGGTGTTATTATCACAAGAAAAGGGAAGCCTTCGTTTGTAGAGTTTCCAAAGAGTGAGTTACTTCTTCCTATTAATTACTCAGGCACCGTAAGGGAAGCTAGGTATTTTAACACTATCTCGAAGGCAATAATAAAAGGTTTTGCTGAATTGCCAATCATAACAAAATCATTTGGATCCAATATCTTCCTTTGTGTCGCATTAGGACTTGTGGAAAATATAAGAGTTGGGACTTTGCATCTATGGTCTTTGGCTCAGGTTCTAGTCGAGTATCCGGATATATTTAAGTATCCTCGCTTTACTATCAATGGAAGACAGCCATTAGAGATGATAACTACTCATTATGCTAGATTTTCTGGTGAAAAAAAAAGAGAGATTACAGGACAGCTTCTTGAAGTATATGCAGAAAGAAACCTCCCTATTCCAAAAGAGATGTCTGCTTATATCGTTCAAGATGGAATGCCTAAAATGTCAAGGAAGCTTCTCTATGAGAAGATGAGAAATGCTCTTGAGATAGCATTTACTTTTTTCTATCAAAATGGGTTTTTTTGCTATAAGGAAAAATTGACTGGTGATGTCATCGAGTTTAGCTCAGATAATTATAGTTCAGAATCAAAAGACATTTCAGAAAGGCTTAAAAGATACGCTCCTATTTCCCAGGGCTTCAAAAGTTTTACTTATCAAGAAAGAGTGTTTACTATTGCCCATATCGTGAGAGAGATTATATCAGAGACACAAGTGATAGAGAATCACAAATTTGAGCTAGGTGAGCAGATGATTTGGATTGATTATGCAAGAAGTGTTGTCGGATATAAGACAGATGGTGTAGAGCTTGTGGAATTCAAAAGACTTGCTTATCCTGCAAAGAAACCCAGTGTCACAGGCGTACTTAAAAGGTATGATATGTTCAGGCTGTTATTTGCAGATGAGGAATCATTTTTAGAGTTCTTAGCTATTTCCATAGCTATTCAGGTTTGTTTAATTATGAAGATACATTTTCATGTTAAAATTCCAAATACTAATGCTAAGCATAAGTATAGAATAAGTCAACTGCTCCGTAGTGCAACTCTAAATCCCTTGAGGCTGTCTTTTGTTACAATAAGAGGGCATAAGCCAAAACTTCGGGAGGACAATATATCTCTAGATGAAAGTCTTTTCAGTAATTATATGGTAACTTTTGATGACTCTTCAGATATTCCAATCAAGTACGATAGCATAACCCAAGAGTTTGAACTTGCAAGAAGAATAATGATGTATATCTCGAGATGTGGAAGTCCTTTTCATTCTAAATTAATCACTGAAGTGCTACAATATATAGCACAAACATATCGCAATGAAACACACGCCGACAATACTGTTTATACATTTGATATGGTGCGTAAGATTGTTGATGTGATATGCGGGCAACAGCTTCGCAAAAGACCAACTAAAAAAATAAAGGAATAATCTTGATTACATTTGTAGGAAAAGTAGCTGATTTTGGTGATGGATTTACACAAACAAGTGTGCAAATCTTATTGGTAGATAAAGCTAATAATATAAACGAATGGTCTCCTATAGTCTCAGTATCTGATGAAGGCGTTTATGGACATACATTTATTCTTGATGGCTTGATGGACTTTGTTTCATCTGAAGCAAGAGCTGTAGTTATAGCTTGGAATGACAAAAAAGAACGAAGTGCTACTCACGAAATGCTCTACAGTCAGGTTCATCATGTTCCGAAAGAACCATTAGTGGTGACTGATATTACACTAGAAAAAGCAGCAGAAGCTAATCATAGACTCCTGAATGGACTAATAAATACTGTTGAAGGACTGACATCAGAATATCAGCCTGAAATAGACACCCCTAACCAGCTCGCTTATTTTGAAGATGAGCCGATTTTCAATCAGACAAAGCCTATTTCGTTTCAGATGAAAAGTAGGGGGGTGTATATTGATCCATTCCCAATACTGTTTGTTAAGGCAGGTAGCTACCAAATTCCTATCAGAGTGAGCTTTGCTGGCGGTAGCAAGAGGGAAATGATTCTGAATGTTAATGTTGCTAAAAAAGAGGAAGAGGTTCTAGTCTCATTAGATGACATAAATATAGACAAAGGGCTTTGTTTATTTGCAGTAAAGAACAGAGGAATTAAAGATAATATTTTTAGAGCAGACTTGTTTACTTCAACAAAATTTAATTTACAGAATGTTGATTTTATAATAGATGGCCAAAAGTATTCAACAAATGATCTTTCTCGACTTGGAGTTCAATTCTTACTACCAGACTCTGATGAGGCAAAGGTCGAAGTGACCATGATTGCTTATGGAACGGTCAATGAAGGATCAAAACTAGAAACATATGAGTATACACAGGAAGTCCAGAGATACAAAAGTCTTGTCGGAGATATGGCAGTCTCTCTTGATGCTGACTCTGGTAAATATACTGCCGCTGTGAATTTTGAGGGAGGAGATGATATCTCTACTATTCTATGGCAGATTGTGTATAAATCTACTGTAATCGAAAAGGTACTTAAGGTTACTGATGTAGACTCTAAGGCCTTGATAAACATTCTGTACCAAGACTATGCCTCACCGGATAAAAAGAGTATAGAGTTTGAGACTATTAAGCCTGGAAACTACGATATTAATGCATACGCTATTAATTCAGCCGGAGTATATACAAAAGTCTCTCATTCTCTTTTTGTTCCAGGAGGAGACGCTGAAGAGGACGACATTGAAGTTGGAGATAGCATTACTATTGGTTGTGTAAGTGATCACGGAGAAGTTCCAATCGTTACTGTGTACCGACTATCCAGAGAAGGATATATAAAAGACACTTCCACTCCTATGGACCATGCCTTTGAGCAAACTTACGTATACGACCATGTTGCAGAATATGCCGATAGCTTTTATATATTTAAAGTTGGTGAGAGTATAGTTGTAAAGAAAGTTGGAGCTCCAAGAGGCTGTATGGTTGTTTATGCCAAAGGTCTTCAAGCCGGTAGAGAAATTGCTTTCCAGCTTCAGGACTTTGAAGGAGAAACAATAGATGAAGGGATACTAGATGATTCTGGATTTGGAGTCTATTATAAAGTTATGTCTGAGAATGTACGAGGTGTTCTAGTTGTGGGCAAAACCAGACGAGTAGTGTAATATGCGATATGCAGCTTGTTCCGCAAAAAACCTAACTTCTAGTAAGATTAAGGTTCTTGTGGCGGACAGTGCTGATGTCATCGTGTATCATATTATTCAAGGTCAGATTGCCGAAATAGACCATACTGCTCTTGATGAAAAAGATAACAAGACAATATTGACATTTCCTGTTCATGAGAGAGGGTACTATATCGTCAAGGGTCATAAAACAGTTCAAGTATATAAGCAAGGTACTGTCCCTTATGTAGGCTTTGTGATTTCCTCTTCTGACTTAGAATTGGACTACCAAATTTTAGATGCAGATATGCAAGAGAAAGACTTAGCTGTGCTAACTCTTTTGCAGGACGGCATTATTCAGATTTCTCCTAATGGGTTGCGATCTTTTTTTGTGTTAGTAAATGAAAAGATGTATTTCTTTTGTCCTAGCTGTGAAATCAAGAAAGAAACTTCTGCTTCTTGCCCAAAGGCTTCACTGTCTATAAAAAACACAGGTTTCAGTATCTCATCTTCAGGCTCAAAATTAGCTGTATCTTCAGAGAAAAGTAGCAAAACAACTCTTTCAGTCAAACGAATGCAAATAAAGGAGCTCTAAGTTGACTAAAAATAGAACAGTGAAGATTTCTACGAAAACATATATTACACGGCTTCAAGTGAAGCCTCCAATCACTCACGACAAGATATCTCTCAAAAAAAATAGTAATTTTTCTTTTCGAATCTCTTTTAAATAGAAATTTCATAGAAAAGATACTATAATTAACTAAATGCAAAAAAAGGATATACCTATGAATTTTATAAATCATGTAGCACAACATTTGGATGCTTATTCTGAACAAGAAGATACTGGCAGTTTTATCAAGGAAGCTGCGGAGAACGATGTAACTTATAACGATATGGTTGCTCTAAACAACCTCCTTAATGGAGATGCGGCCACAGGCGAGAACATTATTCAACCAAATGGTGAAATAGCCGACAGCAGAATTAATGTTGCAATTATGGGCTATGAAAAGATAGCTAGTCAAAGTATCACTCAAAATGAACTTCTTCAAGAGCTAAATCAAGTTGGTTTAACGGGAGAGGATTTTGATATTGTGGCAGGTTTAATTGAGAAACAAGCTTCAGATCGTTTGGAAGCTGAATTCATGTCTAGAATGGACGGTATTCACGGAGGTCTTATGACAGCCAATATTGACCCTATGGAAGCAGTACATTTTATGGATTCTTTTGCCCAGGCAGAAAATAATGAAGAGCAAGACAAGGTAGCTTCTGAATATCCACATTACTCAGAAGCAGACCTGGAGGCGATCGCTATTGCGAAAGTTTCTCTTGATGAGCTTTCTGACACGGGAGCAACAGAACCTATGCATTATTTTTTAGCCGCTTCACAAAGAGAGGTGTAAGAAATGACTGCTGAGCAAGAACAGATAAACAAAACAGAAGGTCTTGTTCGGGCTGTCATTGATATGATGGCAGGAAGACAGTCTGACTTTGTAGATGGAGAAAAGCTAAAGAAGTTTCTTGACAACTATGCTTTCATTGAAGCTATTGCAGAGAATCAGACGATTGATATTTTCCTTGCTAATGTTACTCAAACAAAAGCACGCTTCAATCAGGTATCAGAACGTCTTTCTGGTTTACTAGCTGCTGCTGAATCCGAATCTGATAAGCTGATTTCACAGATGGGAGAAGGCTCGTCAGGACTAGCATTAAATTTGGCTAATATATCTTTATTTCAATCAACTGTAGCTGATTCTTATGGGTCAATATTACAACACTTAGCAGATATTGATATAACTGCTAAATTAAATCAGATGGATTCAAGTCTTGCTGAATCTATGGGGCTTATAGAGGACATGCGTTCACAGAGAACAGAAATAGATGCTCTCCTCAGAAAAGTTGCAGACAATAAGGCCTTGATTGAAAACATGGATGATGTGAACTCTACTCAAACTTCTCTGATTGAAGATACAGGAGTAATGCTACTAGAATTAGAGAAGCAAATAGAGAATTATGCATTTTATTCGGAAGAGTTTGATAAGGTCTATGTAAATGCCGTTCAATTTGTAGAGAAGTTTGCCTCTCTTGCTAAGCAAATAGAGCATGTGTCCTTGAGAGACGATAAGTTAATATCACTAATGCATAATGTAATAGAGAACTCAAGCAAAGAGCACTTAGAATTACAACAAATAATTGCAGATGCCGGAAATTCTATAGAACAACTTGGATTAGGTACAGCACAAAGGCTTACAGAGATGACTCTTTTTATCAATGAGTTCAATGCTATAGGTCAAGCAATCTCTTCTTTTTCTCTGGACTTTGAAAAGCAAAAGCAAGATTACAGAGCAATCACTGTGGAATTAGAATCTACAGAGTTTACATATGGTAAATAATCTATGAGACAGTTCTCATACAAATACAAGTCTTATATGATTAACAAACATGGATTTGTCAATATGATTCCCCATGCTAAGTTTTTTCATGACTACATGGGATTTACAGGTAGCTTAGGGCTACCTATTTTTCAAACTTCTGCGAACCCAATGTATTCGGCAAATTTTTGCAAGTTGTTTACCGACCACACAATGTCATTTAAGCATAAAGTAGAATTGTTTTTTCCTGAGATTGAACAAGGGGTCTTTCTTGTTTCTGATATAAAATATGATGTCCTTCAAGACCCTACGGATGATGTAACAGTAACTCACAGTGTGGACTTAGGCGGTCAGTACGAAGAATATGTTGTGATAGAGAACTTTACTGCTACTTTTGAAATTGAACTCTTTGTTGATTTTGGCAAAAGACTTTCTATACAAGCACCATTAGAGATAAACTGTGCATACATAGACATAATCCTGTTTAATCAGAGAATTAGCTTGACTACTCACGCAAACAATATCTTCATTCTTCCATATTTAATGTCGTATAAGACAGATTTCCCTCCAGAAGCAGCAAGACAAGACAACAGTTTCTCAAATATTTCTACAAACTCAGACTTAAGCTATGGATTTATTCTGTCAGATAGCTGTAGAGAAGCTCTGCAGAGAAAGAAAATATCCTTTCAAAAATTAGATATGGAACTCTTTGAGATTAAGAGAAAAGCAACAGAGTTGGAAGTACAAGCAGAAAAAGATAATCCAATGGAAGACATCTATAGTCCAGAAACTCAACCCAAGACTAAAGATAAGTTTACAATTTCCCTTCCTCAATCACTGTTTAGGGATAAGATGGAACTGTACGGCTTCCCTCTGTTTAACTCCGAGATTAATCTGGAGTGCTGTAAGTATTGGGAAGGAGCACTGTATAGTGTTTATTTTGGGTTATATGATGTTCCTGTTCTATCAGAAGGAAGTGATCCAGTAAGCTGTCTTAAAACCCCGAAAGAATGTCAGGAAACACCTCAGTACGAGGTTAGAAATAAAGTTATAGATGGATTTATCACATATTCTGATTTATCTTGGGACGAGCTAGATAGCAGAATACCAGGAATGATAGACCAACCTACTAAACTAGAAGCAGAAAAAGATATGGAGATATAATGATAGTTCTACATTCCAAAATCCCTTCGTCAGGTTCTTGTAATAAAGGAGAAGACAAAGAGGAAGATAGTGAAGAAAATAAAGAGGATGAATCGTGTTCAAAGAAAGAATTGCCTCCCAAGTCTGATACAAAGAAACAGAACAAGAAGGCTGACGATGAAGAGGGTGATGACGAAGAAGATTCTCCCTTGTTTGCCCAGGACGGATTTTCATCTGTAGTTCCAGTTCTGCCTTTAGGTGATTACACATTTAAGAAAGGCGAGTATATTAGCTGTGAGCTTGAAGCTGTAGATATAAGTAGTATGACTGTTACTTCCGCTGTAGCAACAGTTTCTATGTATACCCTTGACAGAAAAGAGACTGTTGACTTTACTAAGCAAGAACTCCTTTCTGGAGTAGATTCTTTCTTTGAGACGGTTATCTTATCTGAGGAGCAAGATTTTGCAGCCTCGAACAGTTTGTTGTTTGGGGATGAAAGTGTCTCAATATCTTGTGCTTCCAAAGAAATTGATGTTGAGTGCAAGATAGCTTCTTGTGAAGATGACAAGGCAGTCCTTCATGTGATGATGGATTCTTTACAGTCCGAAAGTGAATGTGATTGGGAAGAGATATGGCAGTTAATCGTAGTAGCGGATGCAGAAATGGGAGACGGCACAATAATGGAAGTTGTGATTCCGTTTAAACTTGAACTTTTTGCAAAAAGGATAGTCTTATCTTGTGATGAAGCAGACATTCTTTACGGTGATACAATAAAATGCTATAACGGCTGGATGTCAGATACTCAAACAAATATAGGAATGTTTAAATTCTGTAAGACTGAAAACACAAGAACAACTTTGTATTTGAGATATATTTTTTCCAAGATTTTTAATTACTATGTTCCTGCTAGGCAAGACCTGTGTAAATTTCTTGCTTCGCATATCGAAGATACAGCGGGGTATGAAAAAGTATATCTCTTGAAATTACCCATGTATGCTGAAGATGCTGAAATCATCAAACTAGAACTAATGAATGGTGAAGGTGAAGTGGCTATGTCCTTTGTTGACAACAGAGGTAAAGCTTCATTTGATTTCTCAAACATATCATCAAGTACAGGAAAAGTTATACTTAAAGCTACTGTAGCAGAGCAAGAATCCTTTTTCATAATAGAAGCGGGTTCTGCAGAGACAGAGTATATTGTTTCAGTTGCAGATAATAGGCTGGTGTATCCAACAAAAAACCGTGCTTTTGTTAGCAGTGATATAGATTTAGCCAAAGCCAAAAGTTCTATGTATTGGTTTCATACCTTTGTAGATTCTTTGCAGTCAGGATTAGTTCGAATTCAGGAAGCTAAAGCTCGCTCGCATGTAGTAGCAATGGTGTTTACGAGAGGAATGTCAGCTGGGTTACTTACTAATATGATGGACTTTATTGCATATTTATTGTATGAGAATATAAAACTCCAAATTTCCGACAGTGAAAGAACTTTTTTCCTTGACTCAATAAAGCAGGTAATAGATGCTTATGCAAGAAGTATGGCTAAGGCACAGTTTGGGCTCAAAAAAGATATTCGAAAGCGTGTGGCTAGGGATTGGCTTTTTACAATTAGAAGAGACGCATTTAAAAGAAATCAGCAACAAGCATATGTGGAATATATGCCTTTGATTATGTGTGGAGCAGTGTCGTACTGTGCCTTCACAAAAAGACCTCAAATGGTAATTGGGGCACCTATGTTTGGGTCAACGATAGATTTAGAAGACACTTCTGTGGCAGCACTAGATATTGAAGATGCAGTAATGACCGATTCTATCTCATCAATGTTTCAAAAATATATCAACTTCTTTATACCATCGACAGATCTAGTAAGACTAAATACATTAAGACACCTAAAAACATCCATTCTGTATGGAGCATCTCAAAACAATTGGTCTGGGCATTTAGTGGTAATCAAAAAAGATGGCCTTCATTCTGAGCCGTACAGTTCTGAGAATAAGGCCTATGGCATTAATGCAAAGCCAGGAATGACAGTTGAGACCCCAGGAAAAATAGGTAAAATATGGAAAGAGTTAACAGACCAATGTGTTCGAGTTAGAACTTTTGAAAGCTATTACCCTGTTCACGGGAAAAAAGCAATGGAGGCTATCGAAACAATGCCCGAAGGTGCTTTTCCGATGAATTGGTCAACTCAGCAAATAGTTGTCCTTGATATGGATGAAAACAAACTGATTGTAGACGGTGAAGTTATATATGAAAATATTATTTTTAGTAGACCAAATGAGCATATTCTCATAGCAGAAAGGAAGGTATAATAATGAATTTCAATCTTTCAAAAGAGCATCTTAAGATCAGTTTAGAGGGGGGAGATTTTTCTCTCCTTGTAGAAGACTTTTCTTGTGCTAGTGATACCAAACACAAGGTATCTCAGAAGACGAAATGTACAATTGAGATAGAAGAGGAAGCAGCTTCTGATATTCGACAGATTTTTATTGACGGATTAGTGCAGAAAGCCAGTGGAGACAATAGTTATATTTCTAAGCGAAAACTTCAAACACTGTTCTCGTCTCTTTTACCTATTGTCGAGTATAGTGATGCAGGGCTGATTGATATCTCTGATGAAATCAAAGAGCAAATTGAGACTGCAACTAAAGATATTGAAATCAATACCAAGGTGTCTATAGAAGATAGTTCTTATTACCTAGATGCTAAGTATTGTATAGTAGCTGAGACAGAAGTAAAGAAAATAAACTTGTCTCTCAAGGCTATTACAAAAGACAATAATGAAGTAATTGAGGAGAACAGTCTTGTGAGTAGCCAGTTCACACTAGCTCCATCAGATATACTTGATGAAGATGATGGGCTAACAGCGGACACAAGCATTGATTTGGAATATATTTTTAATCGAGTAGTTACGCTAACTGAAAGAAAAGACTTGAATGTAATAGAGACTTTTGGTAGGCTTTGGGAAAGAGACATTCAAGATATAGAAGACATCTTAGATATGTATGTTGAGTTATTCAATAGTGCTTTCCAAAGTCTGACAGGAATTAAGTTTGAAGTCACTTCAAGATACCCTTTTGTTTCACACATATGTGGTATAAATCCTAATGTAAATGGGTTTATGATAATTCCAATTAATCATACACAGATTTATATGAGCGGGTCAAGAGCAACAATACAAGCGAATGATACTGAGATGACTTATGTATCCGGAGATATTCAATTTCCCTTCATCCCAGTAATAGGATCCGCAGAGAAAATGTTTGATATTTGTTCTGGTGAACCGGAATGGAGCAAGACGGGACCCCTTTGTAAAGAGTATGTAGGGGAAAATATATCCGAGTTTGAAATAAATACAATGTTTAGCTGGGTAAATAGAACTTCGGCGGACACAAAGACTTATAGCTTATCTGCTCTGGGTCTAGATCATAAGGAATAAATATGAGAGCAAAAGAACATTTTACAGCACTTCAGTTTGATGAAGGAGTGGTTATGTCGAGCGATGCAACTATCGTGGCTCCTCAAGCAAAAACAATTATCTGTCGAGAAGGCCTCAATCAAACAGTTTCATTTAGCCATGGAGCTGGAAGCACTTTTCCTCTTTTAGGAGAGTCTATTAGTAAACTAATTAAAAAGACTGACTATATGTCCTTCCGAAATTTCCTAGATGAGAGCACTTCTGCCTTAAGGGAAAACGAGGTTCTATCTAGTGATAAAGAAGTAAACTCTTTGCTTCAGGCCAATCTTAGACAGGAAATTTTCACCGCGAAGAGACAAAGCCTGTTCCTTGACAATCATTCATTCAACAGTCAGACATTTTCCCTGTTTTCGGAGATAAAAGTTCTAAAAACAGCCCCTCAATTTGATAAGAAACTAAAGTTTAATGGGTTAGACAAGGGACTTTCCTCATTCCCTTTGTACCAATTGTCTTTAGAAACTTCTACTGTAGTATTTAATTCTGCAGGTAAATTATCTCTATGCTATGATCAATCAAGGTTAGACTCTGCATTTGCAGGACTGCTTGAATTCTCTCTTAGAGATAAATCCAAGAATGTAATTCGTCCTTTATGTAGAGTTCGGGATATTGTTCCTTTAAATAAGGGGAGACTTGTTTTTCTTCCTGTCGATGAAGCAGCCTGCTCTGAAGCAGTAATGAATCAGAAAGAATCAAAATCGGTTGTAGAAGTTATGACTAGCAGGAATGATGTAGCTATAGAAGTAGATGATTCACTTATTAAAGAAGGAGATTTCTTTCTAGTAAATAAAACATCTCAGCCTGTTCGGATAACTCTTACTAACGGAGACACACACAACCTCAATCCTTACGCAATAGAAAAAATCAGAATAAACCAAGTCTCATCAGTAACCGTGTTTAAATCTCTTTTTGCATATCCTACTCGAATTACAGAGGGTGCCGAAGAGAAATTCTTATTTAAACCTCTTCCAACAGTGAAATACTATTCTGTAGGCGACCGATATGTTAATGCTCCTAGCTTTTCAATAGATAAAATCACTCGCAATCTACAGAGCAGTCTAAATCTAAGAAATGAATCTGGCCTTGTTCATATCTTGAGCTACGCAACCAACTTAAAGTTAGAAAAAACAACTGTTGTTGCTTTTGGTGACGAGCTTGGAATGAGATACAATGAAACTGATATTATTATTCGAAATGGCGAAGTCTTAACTAAAAAGGCTTCAGAGACAGATTTCGCTACAGTGAAACTTCCTGATACTAAAACAGGAGGAGAAAGAAAGTATGTCCAAGATGGGATTGAATTCAGCTCTAAAGAATCTATTGTAGGAGGTCGAACAATAGAAGATAAGGCTTTTATGTACGAAACAAACTACACTTACACAAAAGGTGCTGTTCATCGAAAACTGACGGGTCAAGCATATCCTGTTGGATTTTATAGAATTACATTTCAGCAAAGTGGGTGCCTACTTCAGAAATTTCCTATGCAGGATGGGAATGTAAATGTGCGAAATAGTTATTACGCAAGTGAAATCGCGTTAGTTCTTTCGGCTAAGGATGGAGAATTAGCTGTTTTAAATAGAAGAGACCCTGATGAGGACAGAATTATATACTCTTATCTAAGTGCATTTGCTAAGCATTCTAAAACAGCATTTGTTATTGAGTCGTTTGGTATGGTTTCAAGAAAGACTCTTCCTTATACTGTTAGCGAACACTGGTTGGCAAAAAAAATACTTGCTGACTATCCTTCTGACTATCCATTTTTATTGCAAGGAACTGCCTCAAGGACTCTTGAGAATTATTATTTGTGCTGGGTAGCTTTACGCCAGGTAGGTTCCAAAGAAATTAAATTCTTTTTTGAATTAGAGAGTGAACATGGATTTTATTCTCACTTAGGAAACTCCTTCTATCTTTCACAACCCGCCATAAAATGTGAGGATGAGCAAAAATATGCCTTAAATAAGCTAAGTACTTGTGGTCATCCATATAAATATGACTTATTTACTTCAACGACCATCAACTCTATGGAAATACAAGAAATCATCCCAGAGAGTTATTTTACTAGCGAGGTTATTTCTGCTGGGCATATGTTTCATGTAGACCCTTTGCCAATAAAAACTGAAATGGTGGGTAACTATGGTCTTCATGCAATCTCTGTTCAAGAGAGCTCTTCGCTAGAGACAAACATATACCACTCTAGCCCTACAAACACTAACCTGAATGAATATTTCAATGAAAATATATTTTTATATACTCTTCCCGAAATAGGTCTGATTTGTTCCGTTCCTTTTGCATTAGATACGGTGCCCACACAGGTAGAAAAGATAAAAGACAATTACAAAAGAGGAGTTAGGTATACTTTTGCCACTCATACTGTTGAAGCCTGGTTTTCAGAAGCAAAAGGGATAGCTGAAAGCAATTATCTTGTGTCTATTGATGGCAAAGAAGTCTATCTTGAGCAGAAGCCATATCCTGAATTCATGAACAAAGACCAAGATATTTATAATCTTAAAGCCTTCTATTTAACAGAAATGAGGCTTGATGAGCTACATTGCCAACCAACTATTTTAGCGAGTCTTTTGTATGCAAAATATGGTTTTATTCAGTGTATTCTTGGCGTTTGGTCAGAAGAAGACGAAGATGTGTTACTTGATGATACAAGCCTGCAGATAACTAAAGAGCATAGTCAGAAAGGACATCTTCTGGTAGCTTCTTGTAATGGACTTAGTCCGAAATACATAATAAATTACTATTCTATGTATAGTGTGTTTTCTACAGGTAAATTGTTTGAATATGATACTGAGTTTCGTCTTACCATCAAAAAAGAAGGATTGGTGTCTAAGTTGCCATTCTCGTATATTGCAGATGCAAAAGAGAGTTACTTCAATGAAGAAGAAGAGATAGCTACGAAGCTTATTATTCAAGGTTTTTCAAGTGAGCTACAAGGGGCTCTTCTTATTGCATATGCTCCAAAAGGTTTCACTCTGAATGGAATGTGGGAAAATCCCGTAGACAATGTAGGCTCGCTGGATAAAATTCTTCTTCAAGACCATTTGGAATATACCGTTCCTTCAGGAAGTCGAGTCCCTATTGACATTAATCTTGGCAGTACGAACAAGCTAGTCTCTACAGAAATCTTAAGGAATACTATTGAGCACTATGAGAGGATAGATGGCTTTGTTACCAAAGAAGTTATAGCGAATGAGAAGATGAGTCCATTTCAGAGAGGGAAGTATACATACTCTCTCCACTATGTTCATCATGAGCATAATGGAGTGTTTTTGTCTAGGCAAATATCTGTAGACCTAGAGGCTTATCCTCGCTCTAAGTCATACCAGAACAATAATGCTATCCAGTCTCTAATCTTCCCTTTAAAACAGGATTCTCATCAAAAGAAGATGGCTGCTCGTGCAGTGTATGTACGCTTTGATACAAGATTTATCTCAGAGGCAATCCCTTCATACTACGACAAGTTCATAGAGTTACCTACTGCATTCACTTGTGATTTGGCTCCAGAAGAATCGGTTCTGGCAGAAGCTTCTGACAAAATAGATTTCTTCAAAGAAGAGACTTTTGAGATTTCGGGGGAAGCTCTAATTGGACTACAAGGAAAGAATAGATATTATATAGACAATATAGATGCTAGTTCGAAAATCTTCAAACTGTCTTTCAGAAATACAGAGATTAGCTTTCACGACCAATCTAATGTAGGAACATACGATATACTAAATGCATATCCACTTTACGCTAAAGGACTGTTATTTAAGCAACCGTATAAGCATCTAAATAATGTCAAACAAAACGGGTTTATCAAGGAGTCAGATAATGTTGTGGGTAAATAGAGATTTAATAGAAGGGGAGCTAGCCATAAATGGGTTAAGCTTCTACAAAGATGGGTCAGCGAATGGAAATGGTTCCTGGGGTTTTTTTTATTTGCTTAGAAATGGCAAAGACAAGCCTATCAAATTATTCCTTGGACTCAAATTTAATGTACTGTCTGTTATCACGGATAGCTATACAGAAAGTTTCATTAATATTCCAAAGTACCAAGAAGAGAAGGTACATAAGCTTCGTCGTGCTAATACTTTTTCTTTTGAAGCTGAGGACCTTACTCAATACAATGCAGATGAAGTAAATAGCGATGACTTAATCAGCTTTGTCTTGGATGATTTCAAGCTGGAAGTTGATATTGTAGAGTTTGCTAAGAGAATATATACTAAAGTGAAGTTCTTAGAACAATTTGAAGCCATGTTGCAGTCAAAAGTTTTGCAGACACGGGGTGCAAAGCCTTTTCGAGAAATCATTGCTATTCCTACTAAAATCTTTGAGGGGAATATAGAGACAATGAGTACACTTTTTGTTGGGCAAACTAGCTATTCAGTAATCAATAATCGAATTTACTTTCCCAATGAAATTCATCCCGAAATCAGATATTCTGTCTGGAATATTCCAATAGATATTGATTATGATGGAGCCTTACATACAAACTTATTGAGATTAAAAAGTGGACACCTCGGAATAGTTGATATGGGTGTAATAGACAATAGTTCTTCAGAGGATGGATTTTCCCCTTCTTTCGATATTCGAACAATAAGAGATGGTTATTATGATATTGAAGTGGTTGACCCTTTTGTAAACATAGGATATCGTCCTAGTAAACACTTATATTGTCAAGATAACTCGGCTTGGTATACTCGCACTATTCCAAGCAGTGAACCAAGATTGGTGGGAGATATTCCTCTTGTTGTTGATGAGTTTAAATCGTTGGAACCTATTATTGGTTTAGGGGATAGGGTTATATTAAAGCTTATTGCTGATTTCAAAATTAAACATGGGTTTAGTCTAGAGCAGGATAGATTTTTTAGTGAAAATATTCCTGTGTTAATTCAGGCTTTTCTCTCACACAAAAAAATCCCATGGGTAGAGAGCACTTTAGTTGAACGCCTTGCAAAAAGATTTGAAGCAGCTTACAATTTACCATTAGCAAGCAGGAATACGCTTATAGACATAGAAAAACAAACCAATATGGACAGAAATGTTATAATCGTGATGTATCATCCGGTCTTGAATGAACATGTGTTTTATGAAGCAGGAGATAATGATAATTCTAGTATTGAAAAAGGCTCTGTGATTTTCAGTATTAAAGGCTTTCGATATGGAATATGCATTGAGAATGGAGAAGGTAAATTCATTTGGTCAAATATTGAGAAACCCTTCCGTGCAAAAGAGAAAATATTCCTTGATTTTCACGGCAAAGAGGATTCTGTAACTCAAAAAAGTATAACTTGCTATTTGGATTTACAATATAAAGGAAGTAATGCTTACATACTGGCTATTCCAAAAACATCTTTTCGCACATTTGTGGAAAAAAGCATGGGAGTTTTCCAAGGTAATTATATCTTGGGTCAGAAAAGTGGAACAATTAAATTAGATAGGAATGTAATATGGCAGTAAAAGCAACTCACACCCCACAGCTTCAAGAGGATGCTCTTTATGAGTTGAAAAAAGAAGCATTTTTTAGAATCTCTGAGCAAGTAGGCAGTCTTCAGTCAGACAGTCAGATACCAGTTTCTCTTAGAAATATATCTTTGTACCTGGGAGACAATAGTAGGATAGTATATAAGCCTTCTCAAATTAAGGGACTTTATAGCAGTCGTTCAAGCAATGTATTTGTGAAAGAGTACATTAAACTCGACAATAGCAACTGGATGATGTTTGTTCACATAGGACAGGAGAACAGTGTCGGACAGGTAGACAAGATAGCTATAGGCTCTGTTGATGGAGCTATTAAGATTGCCCCTAAAGGAACAGAAAGAGTAATCTCTCTTACAACTACTTTTGCGAACGAAAACATTCAAATTATTCCGAGTGAACTGAGAGAGCATTTTGAAGCAGAAGCAAACCGTACTGGATATCCTCTTGGGGACTACGAAGAAGGGGTATATCTGCTGGATAGCCCAGCACCTCTTTTTGCTAATGACACGGCTATGACTAGAGACAGTGATTTTGTAGGACTTTGGATTTCTTTTGGAACAATGCTTAAGTATGATTTATCTAATCTGTCTAATTTTAATATTGATGGTGTGAAAGTCGGAGCAATCGACATCAATAATGACATCAACTCTATTCAGATTTTGAAGATGCTTTCGAACTGTGCCTTTGGATATGCCACTATTCTTTTAGATAAGGAATTGTTATTAGCAGACCTAATGAAATACTCAAAGAAGTTCGTTTACGAAACTAATATGCAGGATACAACAAGAATTTGCGTTGATAATGTTCTGGAAACATTACAAGAAAAAGGGTTGTTCGGTATGCTTTATGAGGAGATGGAAGCCATCAAAGAGTATCCTATTATGGCTTTTGACGAACATACGGGGAAAATACACAGAGACCTTCAGACTGTACTAAAGTTTAAATATAAAAAAGAATACATCTATATGCTTTTAGATTCTAAGTCTGAAAAAATGTATTTCCTTAGTTATGCAGGGGATATTTCAACTTACGAAAATTCTAAATATAATTATTCCGTGAAAGTTTCTAGTTCTCTGTGGCTGTCAAAATCAAACAGAATTAATCTTGATGGCTTTGTACTTTTCACAGGCTTCCCTAATCTTCAGCATAACAAAGTTTTAGATATATATTTTGATAATACTTCAGAGAGCTTCAGTTCTTTAGACAAAAACTTCTCTATCGACGTTTCAGAGTTTGATAAGTTTTTTGATGAAGAGTCGGCAGGAGCCAAACAAAATAGCTACGAACATAACACTGACCTTATTCACTCTTTTGGGAACAATTCTTTCCCTCTTGTGAGTGGCTTGGTGGGCTATCGCTTTAAAGAGGTTAGAAATAAGATTCCTTATTTTAGCTTACAAACAAGTGCAGAACCTACTTTTAGTACAATGATAGATGTTGTAGCTAAAAAGGCTTTTCTCTTCACCCCTGCACTGAAGATGAATTGTGATTATTCTAAGTCATATCCTACTTTAGAGATTATGTCTTTTCTTAAAAACTATGTCTCGATGCAACTAGGGATAAAAGATGCAAAAGAATTTGTAGGTGAGCTTGAGGGAGGCAGTTATGTCTACGCTGTACAGTTTGGATATTATGCTGATGGATGGACCTTATTTAAGACAGACGATAATACTTTTGAATGTAAAAAGACAGACCCAATAAGACTTTCTTATGCGTTCAATGGTGCTGTAGAGCAAGTAGCTATGGATGAGGCAAAGAGTATTTTGGAAATAGTACAGAAGCTTCAAGAGCAAAATGTTTCACCCTCAGACATAGAAGAGAGGATATCCGATAGTCTCAATAGTGCGACAAATAGAGTTCATTCAAAGATTAATGTTGCAATCAAGGGTATGGCACTTGCTTTTGACCAGGAAATTATAAGAAAAACTGCTCAAATACCTAAAATCATAGATTCTCAAACCCCTTCTTATGTGTTTGATAGATTTTTGGACTCAGATACGATTTATGTCAATAACGCTCCAACTGGTCCAGCTCTTAATCATGCTCTTTTGTTTGAAGATACATTTAATAATATCTATTTGCAGCACAGGTCTCATTACCTAAGCCTAATAGATATGAATCCAGATAAAAACAAAGTACATTGTCCATATCTAATAGACTTTACTATGTCTATGCTTGAAAACAAGATACACCTTATTGTAGATACTGATGTGTCCAATAGCATATCAGTATCTACTAATGATGTGTTAGGACTCAGTGCACTAGGAGAAATGCTTTCTGCCAATGGAGAGATAGAAATAGAGGGAGAATTGTTCCCTTACAGCGAAGCATATTCAAAAGAGATGACAATACAATATTTTGGAATACGAAACATTGACGGAAAAGACTTTAATATCTTTAAGCTCACTGACTTTACTACAATGTCGGACGAGGTGGCAAAAGCATACAATAAAAGATTTCTTTCTGAAGCCTCAGATCAGTTCTCTGCAATTGGCATCGACTTTGAAGAAGCAAAGAAAGAAATGTTTTCTTTTGGAAAGGGTGACTATCAAGAATTGAGTGTCCCTAGGGTTCCGGGAGGACAACCTCTTTATGTAGCTATGCTAGAGAACAAACTGATGGTGTCTCTTGATGGAGAGGAGTATTCACAAGTAAATCCTGGTTTCTCATTTGACCTATCTGCAAGATTAAAAATTAATAGCAGGCTAGCATTTATTTCCTCTCTTCAGAATTTAGTGAATATGCGTATAACAGAGACTACTTTTAGCTTGTTCCCAGAAGAAGTGCACGATAAAGAAGATATATATAATGTGTCTATTAAAGAAGTAATTCTAAATGCAGAAGAAATACATTTAAACAAGATACATATCACCACTGTTTGCCAAGTTGATAATGGGAGCATCGTTCTATATGACAACAAAAATATTGTTTATCAAGAAGGAGAATCATTTGCGTTTGAACAATCTGTTTCTATAGATGGGTTTGTTCGTAAATCGGCTGAAGAAATTAGCTATTTAGCTGTTGCTAAGTTGAAATATTACAGCAAAATCGTAAAAGACAATCATGTCGTCGACACTGCAGATGAATTATTAGGTGAGGAAGACACATATCTGATAGAGTTAAATCTTCCTTTTACGGTAGTGATGGAAGCAAGTTCTTATATTTTTGCTGACATTAATGAAGCACGACATCTTGGCTTAGATGACCAATTTGTAATAATGGAGGAGAAAGATGACTAATCTTACAGGCACTAATATACTAACACCCACAGATTGTTCTAGCCAAGTAGTGGTAGTTTCAGGGAGAGAAATCACTGTTTGTTCAGGAAAAGGAGGGCAATCTTTTCTTGAAATCAACAATAGCGATTCTCAAGGGACAATTCCTCATTTTTTAAGCAAGTCTGGAGACTATCTTGTTATTGAATATCTAGGTGCTTTTCCTGAAATTGACTACGGTACTATTGATGATAATAGATTTAGCTTTTTTAGAATAGCTCAGGTAAATAAAACCATGATGGAAATATCCTTTCGGCCTTCTACAGATAACGAAGAGGGCAATGTGTCTATCCCTTTTGAAAAAGCACTCCTTCCAAAATCAGAAGAGACACTTAATCGAATAGCAATCTTGATTTCTTCTACTGGGGATAACCTTCATTGTATACTAGCAACTCAAACAAAGCTATTTCATTTATACGGCTCTTCTCGCCAAGAGCAAGACTCTATTGCCGAGAGAGCTAATGTTCGGTTTAAGATTGGCAGCAAAAGCAAGATTTACAAGATTTCTACTGGAACCTCAAAGTGTATTGGGTCGACAGCAGTCTCTGCTTTGCAAAATTCTTCGCTAGAGTTTCACGAAGTTGCACGGTTCAATTCAGCTTCAGAGAATCGTAGACTAGATATAATACAAGATCTAATTTTGGGAAATAAAAGGGTGTTTCAATGATTGCTACTTCGGTAAATATACTCAGCAACGCAATAAATCTTGTGTATCAACAAAGTGTAAAAGTGAATGGAATAGGTGGAGTAAGATTCTACTTTTCTCGGAAAACGACAGATTCTAATCTGCCAATAGAAATCTCTTTTGTTCTTTATCAAGGTCAACTAAGAGCTTTTTGTAAGCAACATCAAGATGTAATCCTACAAGAAGTCACAATTGGAGAAAGAGATTGTTACACATATAGAAATGATATTATTTTCTTTAAAGAAGCAATCCTCGAGCTTATAAGTAAACAGACTAACCAAGAAGAAACAAGCAGTGTAGTTGAGACAGTTAATTCTATTTTCGGTGTAGACCTAAGCAAAATTGAGAATATTACTGCTTTTGAATTCCAGAAGTCTATGTATGTGGACAATATGAGTCTAAGCTCTAGCGATAATGTAGCAGAGGGGTATCTTATTATGCTTGCGGATATAGCTACTAAATCATTTATCACATCTATCTTCGTAGGAAAAATAAAGCCTCTTTCTAGGCGACAATATGCAGATAAAGTAAACGAGTATTCTCAAAATAGAATTTTAGATGATATTGTCATTCAAAATCTAGAGAACTCTACTTTTATAACCAACAACTCTCCATTTACTGCGGTTGTTACAAAAGAAGCATACCAATATAAGCAGTACAGAATTGGAAAGGCAGATGCTTTTTTTCAGAGGGAAATTAGCACTACTAATGACCTCACTATCGAGGCAGGACAATCTATACAGGTGATACATTCAGTTCCACAGAGAGAAAATAGATATTCTTTATTATCTAATCCTATCCAAAAAATTCCTGGCCCTGTCAGAAAATCAAACCTTAACGAGATGAGAGAGGCGTTGCCATACATTAAAGAAATGCCATTTTATTTTGAACTAAAAGAAATCTCTCTTCCTATGAGTGAGGTTTCAAGCAATGACTTTGTTGTAGTTAGCTCTCTTTTTGAGTTATTTTCAGAAAAAGATAATTTTGCTAGAGCTATATTAGATGCGGAAGATGAAATATCAGGTACTTCTATTACGGGTTCTCTCGGTATTGTATCCATATCCAATGGGAATGCAGTAAAAGATTTTATAGACAATGGTAGAGTTTCTTATTTCGCCTCCAATTTTCGGGTAACATTTAATGCCAAGCTGAGAAAGATATACTCATATCTTGGGGAAGACCAACTCAACGCAGTAGTTGATTACACTGCAGCAATGAAAGCCTCTCGTATCTTGGCGATAGAAAGCAAGGTTGTATACAATGACACAATCTCTACTCCTATGCAAGCCCTTGCTGTGGAAATAGGTTTCTTTGGAGATATGAGAGAAGTAATAGCCAACAATAAAACATTGGTGTATGTAGATGAAGTATCCAAAGGTGGGTTGCCCTGTAACACAGATAGACAAGAGATTGTAAGGCAACTACTCTCAGGCGAGTTCTCTGGAGACACTGTTGTGTTCAATGCCAATGATATACTAAATAACCCTTCCAAGCCCGTCTACTACGGAAAAATAACTGCAACAGGAGATGGAGAATTAGATGATGCATATGCTGCTTATCAGAAGAATATTGTTAGTAATCTTTCTGGCTTCAATATGGTTAATACTCAGCTCCAAATGACCTCTGCACAGTTTGCTGCAGTCGCACCATTGTTTAATTCAGACCCAACTTTTTCAGACCCTTGCCGAGAAGACTTAGTTTATGTAGTAGAAGAAAATATATCAGAGCTAGGTCTAGCAACAAATCTTGAGCAGACAATACAATCCATTAAGAAAAGGGCATACTCTTTCCGCAAGCCTATAGAGCTACTTGCTGTGATGAATATAGGAATATCTCTTGATGGAGCTTGGTATTTTTGTGGGGAAGATTTTTTTACCTCAGAAAATATTGAAAATGAAAACTACACAACCGTTATCTCAGATGAAATAAAACACTTCCAAGGAGATTCAACATCAGTAAAGCATCCTATCTCTGACAAAAAAAAGTTCATGGATAGAGCACTGAAAGGAGATGAATATAAGCAAAAGCTTCATGATGTGTTTAGAGCACTGGCTATTGGAGATATAGACACTTCTTTAATTTATAAACACCAGGGATTAAGATATATTGCAGAACATCTTCTTGATCAAAACAAAAGATATTTTTATGACTATGAAGATATTTTTAAGCTAAAGAGAAAGGCTGTATTCAAAAAAGAGCAGGATACAATAACTAATAAATTTGTGTTACCTAATATTTTAGAACAACTCATAAATGACCAAAAAGATGGATGCGTAGGGTATATTGGAGACAGTGATGTTCATTATTTTGGAAAGAGAAGAGAAGCTCATCGAAGAAACTATGCCAAGCTTCGTCCTAACGACAAGCCAGATGCTGCTTATGAAATAGGTCATACCGTGTCATGTATGATAAACACTGAAAATATTAGAAATGCAAGCAGCTTATTTCACTCTACGGGAAAGGACTTGTTTGGAGTCAATTTTGGAGACTGGACAACCATTGATACTTTGTCTGTTCAAAAGACTGAAAATGTCTTCTATAGAGGAATGATTTACGGCTTTCAAGTTAGCATACATAAAAATGATATTAAAGTTTTTAGCATCTTGTATGACTATAAGACCAAGATGTTAACAATAAACAACCCTCAAAAACTAGAGATTATAGATTATGCGTTACTTCTTACATCTTTTGATGTTCTTCTACATGACTATTATGATAGTCTGGAAGGACTTCATAGAGTAGCTCTCGGTGTTTATGCTTACTCTGGCGAAGAGTCTTTGCGGTCACAGCTTTCTCAGAAATTTCTTCTCAGTAACCAGCCTCCAAGAAGAAGGTCTACAACAAAGATTTTCGGGGTGTCTGTTGGCCTTTTCGGAAGAAGCCTTTTTGTGAAACAAATGGAAGAATCTGCTACAAATATAGATGGGGCAAGTATCGCTTTAATCTTAGATAGTCAGTCGCTAAAAATTTACAGAGATGGGATTGAAGCTTCTTCTATACCTGTATCATACCTTGAAAGCTGTTCCGAGCTAGCTTTTTTTCAAGATGGATTTTTTGTGCAAATAGAAAGAGGAGAGAGGTTTCTTCCAGCAAACTACATCGCTAACAGCTTGACGAGAGCAAGCATTACAATATCTAGCTACAAAGGGACACTGTCTCAAACAAGGGGACTGTCAGGAAGACTTGTAGTCGTGGATTTTCTCGAAAAAAGAACTATTGCCTGTTCTCCTGATGTAGACATAGAATTTCTGTTGGATGGCAAAGGATTGCATATGCAACAGGTTTCAAGCAAGTATAGACATCCATTGGAGTTAGTGCACGGAATAGCTGATATTCTAAATGAAAATACTACTTCTGTTGAGCAGCTAGGTCTGTCTTTTACAGTTAGTTATGACATCTAAAAAGGACTTTATGTGATACCTTTATTTTATATACTACCTACAGACAACTTGTATACAAAGACGACAGGAGTGGTTACAAAAATCACTCCATCTTTTGTTCAATCTTCACGGGTGCTACAGCTTGAGTTTATGTATAATCTGGAAGAGTTTTTCTATCTTACTATAGAATTTTCATCTTTTGACCAGCCCTCATCTATCCAGCTCAGTGGGCTATACGGAACCCAATCTATTCCAGTAACAGAAGGGCAACAAACTTATTCTCTTACAGGAAAGAAAGTCAGTGTAATTATTCAGAAGGACGACATTCTGAGTATTGCAAACAATGCAATTTCTGTATCAGATATGCAGAGCAACATAGAGATTGAAATCAAGACTCTTCGAGATAATAAGGATATAAGCGGTCGCCCGAGAGTTACATCGTTTGAGCTTAATGATTTAGCTATCCTTATGCAAGTGAATGGCTCTTCTTTATCTTATCGCAATGGGAGAAGAAAAGAGAATTACCAACCAGTCGTTTCTGTTAATGGAGTAGAGTCTGTTCCATCCGCTATTGATGGTCATTACAGTATCTTCCATTTGTCTGGAGACTTGTCAGGTCTATCTTTGGCTATCTTACCACTTCAAGACTTCCGAAATCACTTTTTATTTCGTCAAGACCCCGCTCTGAAAAATTGTATTGTTGAACACTCTATATTTAAAGCACGACAAAAGACATATCAATTTCAAAATGGTGCAATTCGAGTTCAAAATAATCTTATGACGATGCAGTATTTTTTTCAAAAAGAGAAAGACGATTTCAGACAGTATATTTTCAACGCTACACGAGATGAAAACATATATTCTGAGATAAGTCTCCTAATCCCTGCTGTTAAACATGATTCTATGACTGTTTATGACCTTAAGAAAGATGTCCTTATTTTTGGTCGAAAAGTTATGGAGACGATTGTATCTGCAGACGGTACAGTACACCATAGATTAACTCTGCTGGAGTGTGCTGATATGTTTGGCCGAAGCATTGAGGATATCTTTATTTTCGACTACTTACCCCACTTTATTCACGGAAAAGACTGGAAGCAGTCTGATGGAAGCGAAGGGCTGGGACACCTTCTTCGAAAGACTGGACTGACAGAAGAGTATATTCCTACTTCCTCTGCAAAGCCGAAATATAAGAACAAAGACTATTTATCTCTTTCTAATACTCGGTATGTTGCAACAGTATTTAAAAAAACCCTATACTCATTCACTAAAAGTCATCCAGCCACAGATTCCCAGTTGAAAAGAATTGCCCCAGGGAATTTTATCTCGCCTAGGGAAAGCTTTGTGTCAATAGATAACAGCTCTGTTAGCTTTTCGCATGGAAGTTATGCTCAGTCTTATTCGAGAGAGAATAGTCCTATCTTAGCAGAGAATTCACTTTTGTCGGAGCATAAGGACATAACAACATTCGCAGGTGTTGTCTTCAATGCTAACCCTAAGATAATTACAACAGCTCAAATAAACATTACAAATAGAGATACTTATTTATTACTGTGTCGCTCAATAGAAACTGCTGAGTATGGAGTAATAGGAGTAAGAAGAGGCACTAGACAGTTGACATATAGCATTTCTTTCCTTTTTGATGACACAACAATTACTTGTATAGCAAATATAGAACAAAGAAAAATCTACTACATCAACTATCAGACTAAGCAAGTTGAGACAGACCCATCTGAATTTTCAGGCACTTTTAAAAAGTACCTTTCTTCTGTTGATGAGGAAAACCTGATGTCTTTTATTGTTAAAGGAACTACAGGAGGGTCAAAGCTAAATATTTTTCCTTTTGTTGCCCAAGTTGAAAAGAAGAAATCTCTATATGCTTCTATGCTTTCTAGAGAATTAGTTCTAGATCCCAATAATGCTCTTATGCCTATGCTTCTTAACCGAGATCTATCCCGAATTGTCATTGGAGATTCTTCCGAAAGAACTGTTTTGAAAAGTAGATTTGGAACAAGTTCTGGTATTTTTAAGCAGATATCAAGTGGGATTTTTTGCACGGAGTCTGTGCAAATCACGATGATTTCTGTGGTTGATTCATCTTTTGAATTTAAAGCTATTTTTGAGGGAGAAGAGTTTGGCTTTATTTTTGAATTTGACGGAGGACACACAGAATTTTTATTGGACTTTAAGCGGTCAGTCTTTAATAAAAATGATTTTTCTCACGGTCCAGCTACCTCTTTTGATGTTCTTGCTGACCAGGCATATGAAAAAGTATTTCAGTATTTTAATTTCAGAGTCTTTCAGAACACTTTTGAGCCGAGCTTTGCGATAGATATCCCAATATTGATGAAAGCTGTTAAGTCTGGGCAGATTGGTGTGTTAGGAACTTGTTTTGTGCAGGCAGACGAGCAGTTCATATTTGATTCCACCGGCTTTCACGAGGTGTTGTTTACTGATGGGCAAATAAGCTCAATAAATGGTGAGGAAGCTGAGATTGTTGAGGAGGGAAAGGCTATATTGCTAGTTGATGCTCTTGCTGGTAATAGCCTTGTTTCTTCCATATGCTCCAGTAAATCAGTAACACTGAAAGACGCATACCCTGACGAGGAACAACTTTATGCGAGAGAATGTACACTTAACCAAAATTATGCAATAATATCAGACATAGATATTGGACAATATAGAGAAATCAGGGAGCAATAAGAAAATGGCATATATATTTAATTTAGATAATACTTGGGTTTCATCAGCCCTTGTCCCAAAGAGCAAGATGTTTGAAGAATCTACTATTGTAGTTACAGATAAAGCCGTAAACATATTTCTAGAGAGCGATATTGCTCTCGGATTAAATACTGGCTCTAAAAGAATGGCATTTAAGCATAACAACATTCTTTTTAAGACGAACAGAGTTAAACAGGACAACTGGCATACCACATATGTATCTCGGCCATCAATCCAACGAGGATTTGTGATGTGGTCTGGAGATTTTAGTCCAGCAAACACTTTTGACGCGATTTCTGGCATATCGTTGGAAATCGAAGATTCAGTAACCTACTCAGCTTCTTTCTCGGGAGATTCTATCAGTTTTACAGAGCCGGAGGTGTTTAGAATTTACACTGATGGCGGTGTGATAAAGGTAGATGATGCAGACTATTCTGGAAATACGATTACTATAGGAGATTTCAAGGCAACCTTGGACGAGGATAAGCTTAATCAGATTTTTGGGCAAGACTATTCTTTTCTCTCTGAACTAGAGCTTCAATCGCCAGAAGAAGCTTTCGATTTATCTTACGAGAAAATTGATATCCCAAATGGGACTTACGATGAGATTGAGATAATATTAGATAAAGAAAATTTAGCTGTGGATGAATTTGGACAGGTTTATTTTAAAGTTCCTGATTTTGATTTTAATATATCTAAAAATGCAATCTGGTTCGAGGGTAGTCGAAGAGAGTATTTAAAGTCTGACCAGTTCTCATTTATTCTTGATGGAGGAGACGATGTTTATTATGAATTCTCTAAAGATCGACTCCGAGCCGCCATTAATGAAGAGGCATATTTTGTAGACGGACTTATTAATTGCTCTGAAAGAACATATATTGGATATGCGAAGGTATATAGCAGTTATGTGTATGTAGATTTTTACTTTATGCAGAGAGAAGGTGATAGTGAAGAGTGTGCTGCACTAGAGGATACAACCGAAGCTAAAAGAGCTTGCCGTTTAAAAGTCAAAAAAGACAGTATTGAAATGTCGAAGATAGACGATGATATTGAATTTATTGAAATTAACTCTACTATTAAGAACGATCCACTACCTCTATACGACAAAATCCGTTTTGGAATTGGATGTTTCATGTCTGACTATAAGATGTATACTTATAGGGATGATAGAGATACTCTTGAAGTTATTTTCAATAGAGAATCTTCGTCTAAGTATATTAAATTAGAGATGGAAGACCAGTCTACGAGATACTACGCAGACATCACTGTTAAAGATGGAACCCAAGAGAGCACCAAGACTAAAAAATTCCAAAGATATTCTTCTACAGCGATGTGGAGTCTGGGGAGCACAGCATATATAAACACTATTCTAAAGAGGAGTTTTGATAGTGTATCTGATACAAATACAACCAAGTTCACTAATGCAGCCATTTCTTTAGAAACTGACACTGTAAAAATCTTTACTAGAACGTTGTATATTAATGTGCTTAACCAAACTTTTGATTTCCCTCAGCAGTCTATGAGCTACGAAACTCTTGCTGTTCTTGGTTATGTGGATGGCGACGAACTGTTGTCGTTGCAAGTGGATTATATACCTTCTTCTGGTGTTATTTATGGAAGAATAGAAAGAGACTCTGAATATGAGACTTTCGATAAGCCTGAGTTGCTTGATATGATGAATAGCTTGAATCCTGAATATAGCTTCTCTTTGACTTGTAACTTGTCCCTACTTAAATACACAGACCTTAATGGGGTTGCTCATGACATGCCGTTCTCAAATTCAACTTTAATTATCGCAGAGCGAACTTCTCTTAATGGGGAAACTTTTTACAGAGTGTATTATAAAAACATAGATAGTTACGGCTTCATAAATGCTTTAACTTTTAAAGTAGAGGAGTAGAAACATGGCAAGACTGTCAGCATATCATGACTTTATCCCAAGCTTCATAAACGGAGAGCAACACAACTTTCATTCATTCAGAGGATGTCAGATACAAGCCCATTTATCTTCTGCTTTAAAGATGATGGACTTTAATACAATTTCTGTTAGAAAAAGAAAGATACCTAAGTCTAAGACAGACGAGCAGAAAGGGGTGTACTCAGCTCCTGTCTCTTTGGATGTCGGCTCTTCCAACCAAATCAAGCTCTTTCTGTGGAGTGATATTAAGCAGGACTATTCGGCTTCACTGGTTGCAGGGGATAAAAATATACTTGAAGCTGTGACTCATAGCATCTCTCCAATCAGTATTGGCAATAATAATTATATCTATGGAACACTAGAAAATTTACCGTCAGGGCCAGATATCTTAAACAATAATATTTTAATTAACTTCAATGGGAAGTTAAAGTCCAATACATCTATTGTAGGCCGCTCACTACTTGGACCACTAATGTTTGAAACAACAATTGCAACGGCTTCAAAGAAAGGAGATGTTTCTATTTTAGTAGCAGATGCTCACAAGGTTATGGCGGGGCAAATAGTCTACTTCGGAACAAAGAGAGCTGGGTTTGCAAGAAGAAAAGTTACTGGGGCTACACTCACGGAAATATTCTTTAAAGAACCCCTGTCTGCAAAAGAAATTTCAGGAGAACATTCTTTTGTTTTTAACGAGAGGCCTGTATTTAAACCGGCTTTTTCAACTACTACAGCAGAAAGCTCTCGCAAGAACACAAAGAAGCTAATCTTATCTGATTATGGGGAACTACACTTGCGAGATGTAGAAGTTCTCGCAGAGGAGCCTTTTAACACTACAGTGTATTTTATGAGAGACACTGACAAGCTAGCTATCGTAGAGGACTTGATAACAGAGCCTTTGCCGAAAGGCACTAAAGTTGTTGCCCGAACTGAAGATCCTTTTGAAGCCTGGGCTATTACTAATGATGAAACGGATACCAATGTGGTCAAATGTGATACATTTTGCTCAGCCTGTATTGGTCGCGTAGGGTATAGTGGCAGAGATGCATATACAATTGTCGGCTTTTCTGGAGAGTATGTGATTTTAGACAAAGAAGTCCTAGCAAACCAAACAGTCACTTTCCCTTCACTTAGTGCTGACTTTTATGGAAATGAAGCAAGTTCTCGCACTACAGCAGAGGTAAACACCAACAGCACGGTTCTCTTTTGTCGTGATTCAGATAAATTCTTTGTTGGGCAAATCATAGAAATAGAGAATATTGCAGGGAGGTTTAGGGTTGAGTTAATTCGTTCTGATGCTCTTCTGTTAGACCGTCCACTGTTGCCGGAAACGCTTGATGGAGCAATATATTTTGGCACACTAGATGTGTCTTGGGGTTCAAATAGAACACAATCAGATTTAGATGCTATTAATCTTAATCTAGAGGAATTTGTATTTCAGGGAGAAAACGAATGAAAATCACATTAACACCAAGAATGGTTCACTATCAAGGGCGAACACTATTCTTCAATGCAAGTGAACACACAATGCTCCTTACTGAAGACTTAATAGTGGAGGAAGCTGATATATGCTTCGTTTTGCCTACACATATGATTTATATCTCATTGTCATCTACTTTGGCATTCTATACAAGAGATCTCAAGACTGAGGCTCTCTATGGACCGTATTCAGATTCTTTAAGTATACTCAAATATCACATGTTTGGATTGTATGATAACTTAGCAGGGTTTCTAAAAAATAGCTTTTCTCTTAATAGTGAACTGTCTTGTCATGAGTTTATGTTTAATGGCTTTGTATATAATACGCATACCTTTGAATTCAATAGGAAGCCTGCGAGAGTCCTTGCTGAAATACAGGCTCATCTGTCTCCCATAGATTCTCAATTCAAGTTCTCGTTTGACTACACTACTCACATATCGGAAACTGTAGCGGAAGATTTTGTAAACAGCCTTGATGCAGTCTTTAATAAAAATCATTTTGAAAACTTTTTAAAGGTGAATAAGTTTGGAACTATGTTTTCCACAGATAGAAGTAGTTCAAAAGGTGTTACGACAGCAAAAGGAGGAGCTTTTTTTGCTTTAAATCAATCAGAGAAGCGACACTCCGTCACATACATCCCATATGTGTTTATCGACGGCTATATAAGATTTAACAATATTGACACGGATGAGTCAAGAGAATTATTTACCAAGTACATATCTGATGCATCCGTAGAGGCAATATCTAATGAGAGGGATATGGAGTATTATAAAAACAGGTTCTCCATCTCTATCACAAAGAAGAGCATTCGTCTTACAAAAATAGACCTATTTAACGAAGTGCTTCTGGTAATTACTACCCCTAACCTTTTAGAGCAATACATCTTGGTTAGGCTAGGAGATTCAAGTATCATCCCCATTAGGTTTAACTCATTTTCAAAAACATACACTATCTTAGATCAAGCATCTGTAAGTCGCATACCAGGTCTCTCTGTTGTGAATAACCATCTTGAATACAAACAAATAGACTTACTAATTGAAGATACAGATAGTTCAAACACAGAGGTCGTTATTTCAGAAGAGCTTCACTTCGCTGTAAATCATAGTAAGAAGCAAGCATATTCAAAAGACAATAATGTGTATTCTATCAACTATCTTGACGACATACTTAGATATAAAATTAAAGGGGTCTAAATGCGTTTCATAAACGAGGCAGAGAATGAAATATTTTCTGCAACAGATAAAAGAGTGGGCAAAATTCCAGTGGTCAAAAGCATTCTAAAGAATGGAGATAATCATAGTGAAGAATTGGCTATAATTTCAGACAATCTCAAAGACTCTGAAATTGTATATCTCGTCACCGAAAAGGCTAAAAAATGACCAATTTGTCACTAAAACCCGTGTTTTTCCACAAAATAGGACACTTTAAAGAAGGGTCTACTTTAACTTATAAAGTTTTTTTTGCATCAACTGACCCTTTGTTTTACTTTGTAGCTTATGTAGAACCTACAGATACTGAGTACAGTATAAACTTTGCCCCTATGCTACCAAACACAGACAATTTCAGCGTGGTTGAACTAGGAGATTCTTCAAGAACATATAAGTTCGGGGAAGAATTTGAAACAGTGGTAGCAAACAGATTACTGGAAGGCTTTGGGGACTATGTTACGATCACGCTATCTATAGAAAAGCCATTTGTTTTCAGCAATAGTGCTCCAGGAATTGCCCCTACAGGGGAGCATATTTCAGAATACACACGAACATTGCTGAAACCATTGTATAAAATAGGACTCTTTCAACTTGCTTCATCTATTGCGATTGGCACACAAGCGAGAATGACAACAATGCTGTCTTTAGCAAATGGCTTTGACTTCAAGAAAGCCATAGAAGTCTCAGTAACAGACCTGCTTATAGTCAAGAAAAACCTGAGCGATGCCATAGATAAAACATTGCCTTCGAAGGAGCAAGAATGGATAAAGAGTTTCTTCTTGAAGATTTTGAATGCTAGTCCATACACCTCGTCCGTGGCTCAGATTTTTTGCGATATAGTGTCTCTGTCTAGAATGATGGCAGAGAAAGAAATCCGACTCTCGGATGTGCCATACCAAATTGCAGTCTCTCTTGTTTTAGATTGGATAAAAAAGCCAAGCAGAGAAAGAGAAAACAAGCTCAAGCAAGTCAGCGAAAACAAGGAACAGAGATTTGAGTTCAGATTAAATGCAAGCTCTATGGAAAAGAAAGAGAAGCTGTATGAAGCCTTAAATAATTTACAGAGCTTTATTTATATTACAGGTATAGAAGTTAAAAATATTGAGACTGGAGAATCAAAACATCTCTCCGTGCAAAATCAATTAGCATCGCTACTTAGTAAAAATAAATCCTCGTGTCTAGAAACAAGAGGACTGCAGACAAAAAATGGGCGATTTATTGTTCAGTATGGATATGGCACATCTTGTGACACTTTTATTGGAATGTATGCTTTGATAGATGGAGATATGTATGGACTTAAAAAAGAGAGTAAGATTGTGAACGATTCACTCACTCCCATAAGAACTTGGAGCTGGAAAGACCAAACAAAACAAATGATAGGTAGCACAGTAGATTCTGCTGACAACATTCAAGTTACTTTCAAGGGAATATAGATGACTAAAATGATTTTTGATATGTCTAGAAAGCTAGAGGATGCACTAGATGGCGTTACAGGAGAAAATGCCATATACCTATTGTCAAGTAACAGAAAGAATCTTCCTGCCATCTCTTTTAAAGCTGCCCTTATATTCTTTGGAGAGGACTTCTTCACTTTAGAAAATGAGACCGTACAGTTGGCTCTGTTGTCCGCAAAAGTACCACCAGAAAAAATAGAGAAAGTGATTGCACTAAAGTCTCTTCTCTCTAATTATGATGAAGCTCTTTCTCAAGCACATCCATTTTCTTTGCTCGTAGAAGCTATGAACGATACAGAAACTCACACTTCTCTTTTACAGTTCCAATACTCTGAAAAGATTATCTGGGCACTGGTGTGCATAATGGTCTTTGTAGGAGCAGAAAATATACCAACCACTAGAGATGCAACACGATACATAGTTGCCTGTTTAAAATCAGAAGGGTGGACAATGCCACCGTTAATGTTAGGAACTCAAAAATTCACAGACTACTTTGAATATTTCGATTCCAAAATCTATGAAGACCGAAGATGCTCTGAAAAATTCCTTTTATCCTTTTGTGCGAAAGAACATGGTGATGCAATGGAAGATAAAGGGAACTTTTATGAACACCATAAGCCAATTTTACTATACTTACACTCTAAAATAAATCAGACAGTTGGGGAGCTTGATATAAATGGTATTGAAGACAGATAAAAGAATTGCAAAATTCATAGAAGACCGGGTGTATGTAGATAATATGAAATTAGACTTGAAGGCTTATGCAGCCTTTAAGCTTCCTTACGAACTTAATGAAAACAAGACTATGCTACTAGCTGGAAGACAGGTTGGAAAAACAGTATATCTCGGCACAAAGCTTGCCGTAAAGTCTCTATTGAAGCATCCGAACAGAGCACTATATGTGGCTCCTCTTGAATCTCACACCAAGTCATTCTCTAAAACAAAATTACAGAATGTTATTGACTCTACTCCTGAACTAAAAGCTATTTTTACAGGTAAGGGAACACAGAGCGATGTATTCTTTAAGAAAAACATCTTGGGCGATTTTATTGAACTTACTTATGCATCTATGGGAGCAGAAGATCCAGTTCGTGTTCGTGGAAAGTCTGCGGATGATTTGTATATTGATGAAGCACAAGATGTTGATTATGATGTCCTTCCTGCGATAGAAGAGGTTACCACTTCTGCAAAGGCTCCAGTTATTACTTATGCAGGAACAGCTAAGAGCAAAGACAATACAACAGGTGTTATTTGGGACAATTCAAATATGATGGAAAGAATTATCAAATGTACTTATTGTAAGAAATATAATATTATTGATAGAAGAAACATCTCTAAAAAAGGCTTAGTCTGTAACAAGACAAATTGTCGTAAACCTTTGTACGTAGAGCATGGTGTTTGGGCTCAAACAGGTAGTGCAGATGCAATATACAAAGCTTTCCGTATTCCTCAAGTCGTGCTTCCGTATCACAACACAGAAGACAAGTGGAAAGAGATTTGGAGTAAGTATATGCAATATACTGAAACAAAATTTAATCAGGAAGTCCTTGGGATTCCAGCTGGGTCGGCAGACAGATTTCTTACTATTGAAAAATTGAAGAAGAAATGTACAGGTGGAAGAATGAGAGTAACCTGCGACCCCGAGTGGAGAAAGAATTATCATGCAATGTTTATGGGTATAGATTGGACTGGTAATGGTGTATTAATGAAGTCTAGAACGGTCGCACTTATCATAGGGCATCGTAAAGATGGAGTGTTTGAAATGGTATGGGGTAAAATTTTCCCTCCTGGTGGGGTTAATGAGCAACCCAAAGAGTTGATTAATATGGCTCAATTGTTCCAATGTCAGATGGTAGGTGCGGATGCAGGAATGGGGATGATTCAAAATAAAGACATTATGGATGCTTTGGGAACAAACAGGTTTAAATCTATTCAGTATGTCGGTACTGCTGGGAACCCATTCAAATTTCTCCCTGAGAATAACACAATTAATTTGCATAAAACGAAAGCTATTGATACTATTATGGGTATCTTCGTGGATAAATTTATGCCAAGAGTCTTAACTAAAGGGAGAACTCTTAATTTTATCTTCCCTGACTTTGATGATTGCCGCAATTTTTTAGAAGACATTCTTGCTGAACATGAAGAAGAAACAAGATCTGGGAATAAGATTTGGACACACGACCCAATGAAGCCAGATGACACACTACATGCTATTGTTTTCGCTATGTATGCCTATATGCATTACAAGCAAGCAGTATCTTTCTATTAGACTGTTGATATTTTAGTGTGTTTGTGGTAGAATTGGCATTACAATCATCTTGAAGGAAAAAAATATGTACACACCAATAGCTGTAGCTCAAAAACTGCGTGAAGCCGCAGGGGAGATTCGTAATCTAAAAGAAGAGAATGCTATTCTTTTACAAAAAGTGGCTGGTTTAGAGAATGCACCTGCTACAGCTGAGGTAATTGATCCTCAAGTCGCACTGCACAAAGAGGCGGCACAACAAGATGTGGGCTTTGGCTTCCGGGACGAACCATTAGGTTTTGGTTCAACTGTGGAGAAAATGCCTCAATTTTCATCAGCAAGTGATCTTTCAGCAGAGGAGCAATTAGATAGACTTCTAATGGGCGAATCTGATTCTGATTATCATGATTAAACAATAAGGATTACAGTATGGGATACCAAACTGAAAAGATTTTTGGAAAAAGAGAATACGTACATATCGTTTCTCCTGACTTTTTAAGCTTACCAAAGCTAGAGATGGAACTTGAAGACAATGTAAAAGTATCTTCAGGCGAATTTGTAAATGCTACAGGTGAGAAAATTACTCTAACTACTGAAAAGAAAGCTTTCTTTCTAGTGACAGAAGATTCACACTATAATGATATGTTATCTCGCCCTAAACCAGGTGGCGTAGCAGAGGGCTTCTTTGGAATGATGGTTATTCATACTAAAAGATACGATGAAGGCGACACAGCTTTTTCTGTAGGAGATGGTGTTACTATCATTGACGGAAAGATTGCTCACCTTGATGCAGACCATACTGTTAGAGTAGGTCAAATTGTAAAACGCGGCACTGATTGGCTAGCGATAACTTTAGGAGCATAATATGCAACCAGCACAGTCACAAACAGTAAGTTCACAGCAATTCGTTTCGAGAATGTTTCAAGATGATGGTTTTGTAAAAGAAGCTGCAGAGAAAATCTCTCTATTTATCCGAGATAAGATTCGTGAAAAAGGCTTTGTTAGAAAAGTTTTAAAGGTTTCTCCTGTATCTGCAAAAGATTTAGTTCCTACGGAGCATACAGACCAACCAGCAATTATGATAGAAAGAGATGTTGATGCTCGTGCAATGACAGTTCCTCTTCGTGGTCGTGGTGAATTCAGATACCATGAAACAGACAGATATACTGTTTATTTCCAAAAAATTGTTTCTGAAAAAATCAGAAAATCAAAAATGGAAATGATGACAGTTAAAACTGACTACAAAAAACTTTTCCGTGATCGTATCTCTGAAGCAATGTTTCATGTTGAAGATATGACTATGATGGGTGGGGTTTCTAAAGTTCTTGCGGATGAAGAAGCTGAATTCAAAGCAGCAAATGGTGGAAATCTTTCTACTCAAGGGAATAAAAAATTCTCTGCTCAAACTGTTTATTTTGACGAAGGGGAAACACTAGATAAATCTAATTTAGTTTTCTTATTCCAAATGCCTACTCGTAACCGTATCGCTAACAAAACTGTACTATTAACAGAGACTCTTATTCAAGAGTTAATGCATATGACTATGCAAGAAGTTGGTGACAGTGTTGTTTCTCAAATGTGGAAAGATGGAGTAGATAATATATCTGACTTCTGGAACAAGAAAATTGTTACTACAATTAAGTCTGACTTAGTTAAAAATAATGAGATTTATGCTTTTGCTCCAGAAGAAATGTATGGACACTTCTTTGTTCTTCAAGATCACACTTCTTACATCGAAGTTGACAGAGACATGATGACAATGGATAGTGAAGCTTATATTGCTCATGCAATTGGTAATACGAAAGGTGTGTACAGAGGTGTGTTCTCTGGACTAGAAGAGTAAGGTCTATAAAATGATTGCACTCACACATATATTAACAAACTTAACAGATAAGCCTGTTTCTATTGGGCTTACTACGATTGAGCCTGGTAAATCAGGTTCTGTAAGTGATAAGCATTTCCAAAGAAAGCTTGCTTATGTTAGCCGTATGGTTAAGGAAGGTAAATTAAGCTTTGGTAGTCCAGTTGGTTCATATGTAGTGGGTAATGCTGATGAGGGAAATAAAACTCCTTCATCTACGCAAGAGCCTGTTACCAAAGAAAACCCTCTAGATACTATTGAAAGTGTACTTATTAAACAACCTAATTAAGGAACTCCACGATGACTATCAATCCCCATTCTCGGGCAAAAATAGAAAAGACTATCTTTGCACACCTATTAAGTATGTATATTAAAAAGCTTATATTAGAAGGAGGCTTGGATGTTAGTGGATGTAATTAGTGATACAGATCACAGTACATTAAGAGAGAAACTCGCTTCTTCTAATGAACTTCGGCAGCGAGTCGCTTCAATAGGCGAGTTACCATCAAAAAAAAGAGATGAGCTAGTAAAAGAGGCTTTCGCATGGCCGGAAGAAAAGCTATTTCCTATATATACTCCTGAGCATGCCCTTATTTCAAGTGTATACCTCGAAGGAAACAACAATGCACCTGACTTTGTGAAAACTGCTTGTCAAGAGAGTTGTGCTATATACGGAATAGATGTAGAAATCTCTAACCTAACTAAGGTTGCCTCACAAGAGATAGCATTAACTCCAGATGACTTCGCTATACCGAGCAGATTAAAACTACCTCTCGTGGATAAAGATAGCTTCAGGTTGTCTCGCCATGAATTCGAAAAGTGTGCCAATGAATTATCTTTTGAAGAATTGGTTTTAGGAGCAACTCAACTAGAGAAAAAAGCCTCGATTTTCGGAGAAGAGTCTAGTGATGAGATACGCACTTGGACCTTAAAAGGAAGCGTGCCTATTGCTGAGGCAAAAAGCATATTAGATGAGAGATATGTAGAAACTGCTAATCCTGATTACATTAAAATTGCAGAGAGTCTTGCCGGCGAAACTCTACGTTCACAAGAGGCTGTAGCAAATTTCCTTTTTGATGTTGTATCTGTAGACGGAGAATCTCATATCGAAAAGAGTGCTTCTGAAGCAATAGCTGAATTTATGACCTCTCCTCAATATGGAGAAACAATTGTGTTATATGGAGAAGAGCTAGATTTGGAGAAAGTTGCGAGTATAGATGCCGAAGACTGGACCAACGTATTCTCTATGGATACAGTAGAAGCTCTTTTTCAAGAAGGTACTTTAGATACTGCCTTATTGCAAGACATTGAGAAAAATGCAAGCGAAGAAGAAAAACAAGCTATAATAAGCTTTGTGGTTAACACTCAATAATTCCAACTAAGGAGAAGTTATGGCTGAAGTAATGATTGACTATAACGAAGTCAAAGAACACAGTTTCTCTCCGTTTTTCGGAGCAGGAACTGCAAAAATGGTAGACGATATATATCGTAACGAGGGCTCAAAAATTACAGCTACAGGCCTTGTAGACGATATGGATACTATTTCAAACGCTAATGAAGGTACAAGAGCTGTAATTAGTGCACAAGTGAGTGGTATCGCAGGGTATCACAGATTCCAAGGGCAAGTACAACAAGTACAATTGCCTCTATAAATATAGGAGGGACTTTATTATGGCATTAGTACCTACATCAAAGCCTTCTGTAGATTCAGAGGGTTTACTTAAAGGTCTAGGAGTAAAAGTGAATGGGTCTGTGCAAGCAATGCACAAAAATGAACCTATTTTCGGAATAGGAAATCAGAATTTGCAAGGATATGTAGCCCTTAAAATGTATGAGCAACACACTGCCGATGTAATAGATCAATCTGTTGCTGACAGTGGAGAGCGTGTACTTCAAGAAGGGCAATCATATAGCTCAGGCAAGCCGTATATCACACACAATAAAGTGTGGATAGATGACATAGTAAGAGCCACTTAATGATTCGAGAGCATCAAAGTACAATAGACTACTTTAGGAGGGTGTATTCCAATGACATCCCTCCTGCTCAATTGGACTACAAATTATTCAAATACTCGCAAGAAGCTGCAAAGTCTTTTGACCCCAAGAAAAATGCATCATTTAAAACTCACCTATCTAATCACTTAGCTAAGCTAAAGAGAGATGTACATTCTTCTGGTTCAACAATCAAGACTGGAGAAGAAGTTGGTTACAGTATCCACCGAATTAAGAGAGCCAAAGATGAGTTTTACATGGTACATGGCAGAGAACCTGAAAATGCAGAAATTGCAAAAGCTGTCAACCTGTCTGAGAAGATAGTGGGGAAGTATGACCGAATGTCGTCTATAAAAGCTGTTCGTTCAGACACAGCAGATAGGGGTTCTATGTCTGTAAAAATGAATGAACTGCTCCCTAACCTAAACAAAACGGACAAAGCTATAGTAAGAACGATTACTGGTGATATGGGAGTGTCTGAGGCTTTGAAGCACACTGGATTAAGCAAGTCTTCATTCTATAGAAAAAGGGACTTATTATCTTCTGATATGAAAGAGTCATATCTTAGAATGAGAGAAAAGAATACACAATGACAGCGAAAGTTTCGACATTAGTTAGTACGATATTTGTGCCTAAGCAACTCGACTCGTACTCGGTTCAGGAGATAAATGATATGTTTGAAAGCATAGAGAAATCTTTCAACTACATATTGAATAAAATACGAGAACAAGGATTTTATATGGACGACATGAAACTGAAAAGAGTTAGTAGCATCGTAGATATGGCTACTGTATCGAATGAAAATATTGATAGCATTAATGAATACATATCTTCTATGAATAATGCTCTTGCTGGAGACTACTTCTTATCTAAAGAAATTTTAGAAGTCTCTCAAATTTCATTAAGGAATGAAACTTTTTCAGCTTCAGTAAGTGTGCAGCCAAAAGTAGTTTCTGTAGCACTCTCTTCTGGAGAAGTTGTTACTGTCGGTACTACTGGAGTTGTTATTCAAAATGGAACAGATAGCAAGGAGATTTTGTATGATTAGAGTCTCTGTAACTGATGGCACTTCAACCTCTTTCCGATTCGTGCTTAATTCTGACATTGATTTTGACCAGGCTGATTTGTATCTGACTACAGAGGGCGAGCAGATGCATGTAGATTCTGTTACTGAAGCAGGCTCTCTCGGACTATATCAAATCCTATTTATCAACCCTGAGACAGGTGTTTTTTCGGTTAATCTAAATGAAGTTCAGTTTGAGACTATTTATTACAAAGATTTTAAAGTAGTCTTTCTGAAAGACAATGAGACTATTGATGAAACAGTTTCTTTTCAAGTTACACCAATTGGTGCAGAACCACTATATGGTGTAGTAAACAAACTAAGATTTGATTTTGAAAAACTAGCAACTCTTTCTGGAGTTCAGATTAGAGTATTTTTACCAAATCTTCTTTCTCAAAAATGTCCCGATTGTTGGGACGAAGAACTAGGTCAAGCGATCTCTTCATCATGTAATTCTTGTGGAGGAGATTCTGTATTAGAAAAATATCGACCACTAGATATAATCGCTAGAAAAATCAAAACACAAGCGAAGCAACAATATGATACTGCAGGGATTGATGAGAGAGAAAGTGTTATATTTAATACTTATGCTAGGGCAGACTTTATTAAAGGTATTATCGTGGCTGATTTGACCTCTAAACAGTTCTATGAGATAGCAGAACGAACTGTTGCCAATATCGGAGGCATTCGCACTTCTACTACACTTGTAGTTGCTCTGATTAAGTCAAGTGATTCCAGAGTAAAGAAGCTTATTCCACTTTTATACTAGACTACTCTTGTAACCTAGCTTTTGGAATAAGGCTACCCAGTCCATACTCTTGTATATATTTCTTCTTTTTTAATCCAGCTTTTTCTGTTTTCCATCTATGTTTTTGATTATCACTGCTAGTAACCCACTCTAGGTTTGATTTACGGTGGTCACTTCTATCTGAGTTTTTATGATTCACTATTGGTAACCCTTCAGGATTATCTATAAAATGTGTTGCAGTTAAGCGATGTATCTTTCTTTCAAACTTTCTACCATCTTTCATTAAGGTAACCTTTGGATACCCCATCCAGTTTCGACCACGAAGAGGTACCCCAGTTGCCTTAGAACGGATGCCTTTGTTTGGATGTATCTCATATCTAGGGAAGTCATCTACCTCAACCCATCCACGAACACTAGCTCTTTCTATTGCCATTTTTTTTCCTTGTTGTATCATAGAAACCGATAAATGGGTCTAGATCTATTCCCATCATCAAGTTATTTTTTTTAGCTGAATTCATCAGTTGCTTTGAGGCCATTATCTTAGTCTTCACATCCTGAATTGCTTTATGTCCAAAAGGAACATGAATACCAAGTTGGTCACCATCGTAATCGGCATTTTGACCGTCCTCAATTACTGCAGGAATATGCATAACATTTCCTGAAGTCCTCGAAGCATAATGTCCCGTCATATTGTGTTTATGCAGAGAGGGTGCTCTATTTATTACAACAGGGATCTCTCTCATTGCACTATCTAAAACTCGAGTAGCAGACTCATTTCTATTTTCTATCATCTTTTTTGATTCGTTTACTGGAATCCCCATTTGGGACATCTTTCTCACTACGTGAGGTTCATACATTGACCAAGCGACATTGTTTGGAAGTTCTATTTGGTCTATGCCCATGTTTTTTGTATGAGGGGCAATAACAGCTCTTCCTGAGCCAAACACTTTGTTTTTTAGTATTCTTTGATGCCAGAAAGATGTCTTTGGATTTTCTCCTGCCACAATATCCATAACACTCTTCAGTTCTTTTTTTTGACTCTTCTTGTTGGGAGATAGGTTTGTTCCATACATAGCACCTATATGCTCTTGCAGTTCTTTGTGTAACCCATTTACTATTTGAGCAGGAGCTTTAGCTTTTTTTGCCTCTTCAAGAGTATTTACAGAGTGTATGATGTTAGCATAATGCTCATTTACATCATGCTCAACTAAACTGCCGTTCGGAAGCTTTGTTGGGGGACGCATACTTGTAGGAAGAACAGGTATTTTTGATATAAACATTGTTTCTGATGGGCTTTGCTTTAAGCTATCTAGCTTCTTGATTGCTTTGATTGCTTTGATTGCTCTGTCTGCTTTTCCTACATCAGACGTATGTTTCACTTCTGATCGCAACTCTGCCAGCCTCTCGGTTGTATTAAGCTTACCTATCTTGTGGTACACTCCACTAATTCCCTCGTGGTGAATATCTTTATCTAGTTCTGCTTCTGTCTTACCCAAGAGGCTTGCCACTGTCTTCTTGTAGAAAGGGTTAATTACTTTTTGCTTTAAATCTATGTGTCCGTATTGACTTCCGTGTCCTCCAAAAATACGAGTATCGTAAAATCCTTTGTTTACGGGTTCCATTGTGTTTCTCTTCATCCCGTAAGGTTGGCTCACTCTCCCTATTGAAACTCTGGTTACATCCTTATCTGTCATTGGAATGGTATGAAGATGGTTGCCATCTGCATGAACTTTAATATTCATTTGCCCTAGAAGGCCATGAAATTTCTCTCTAGCAGATTTGGGCTCGGGAGGAGGAGGGATGTGCCCAGCCTCAAAAGCATTAAACCAATCCTTGTTTTCTTGAGACTTCACACTTCCGACTTCTCTAAGAAAGTCTCTGGCGTTATGAGCAAGAAGAGCATTTATTTCCATGTTGGAAATTGAAGATGCAGATATCTTGCCACCTTTTTTTGGTTGTTTCATCCCATCTACTGGACCATGACCAATAGCCGAATAAGTGCCTTCCCCTTGCTTGAATAGCTTCAGGGTATTGTAATGTGCTACAAACACTTTATCTTTGAGATGCTTCTTTCTTACTGGGTCGTATACCTTATGATATAGCTGCACACCATTTTTGTCTGCCTCTTGTTGAGCAAACTCAGATAAATCATCGTTCGTATAATGAGGAAGTGAATATTTCTTTCCTGTCTTGTGTGCTACTTCTGTCAATGCTGCTTCGCTAATTTGAGCAGGATTTTGTCTTGAAGTTACCCCTGCTCCACCAAAAACTATATCCAGAGGTTTGCCTGTTTCATCAGTAGGCATCTCATGCATAGGTAATACACCTGAAATGATTCCCTTGTTCCCACTTCGTCCAGCGACCTTATCTCCCTTTTTGAGTGGAGATTTATAGGTGGCTGTAATATGATAATTGTTGCCTCTCTTTTCTCTTGTTCTGATTACACCCGTCTCTTGTGTTTTCCACTTTGACATCTCAGGAGCATATCCACCATAAAGCAGTTTTTTTACCTTATCATTTTCAAAACGAACTTCACTAGGGTCCATTTTCCTAAATCCAAGAGTAATAGGCTCATCTTTACTAGCGGCTTCCCCTTCATTCATGATTCCGTGTGCATCATACTTGGACATATCAATTTTCTTAGCTATCTCCGGAAACAGAGAAGCGAACTTCTGCTTGCTGTATTCCGTTCCAGTAGAGGCATCCGTTTTGAATCTAACACCATGTAGTGATGTCATCTTCTTAGCAGCATCTTCAGATACAATAAATGCATCATTCCTTGTTCCTGGAAACATCATCCAAGCAGCTCGAAGGTTTTTACCTAAAGCAAGCTCACCATCCTTGGTGAAATTTGAATCCACCAGAGCTTGACCTTTTTTTATCTTATCTCCAGCTTTTACTATTGGATAATGATCTATATATGTTTTTGTATTAAGTCTTAGTTTATCTTTTGCATAGTCTTGAGTTTGCTTAGTTCCGGCACTATCAGTATAATGAATTAGTCCATTCTTCTCATCTACTTTTGTCACTGTTCCGGAAGTATCAGCTGTCACTAAGTGGTGTTTAGCTAATTCTGCCGACATATTTCCATTCTTGCCCTGAAGCCGAACAGGATTGACATCTCTTTTTGCAAGAGGGAGGGCTTGAAGCACATGTTTTGAAGCCATCAGGCTTCTAGTAGGGTCGTTTGAGCTAATCATCCCTAGTGAGTTCATTGCAGGGCCATACATGTCTTCTGCATGAATCAGCTGATAGTCGGCACTTTTCAATCTTCCAACTTGAATATCATTCTTGTGTCTTATTCCCACACTTCCCTTGTGGTCATCAGGAAAGGCAATTTTCTTGTCCCAAAGATCCCCGACTGTCTTAACGGTTTCCTTCCCCGTCTTTACATCTCTCACCATTAAAGCAGGATTTCCAAATTTATCTATGTGGGCTCCGTGAGTTAGACTGAGAGTAATTCCCGTATTCGCCCCTTCAGGAGATTTGATAGGGTCGATAAATCCTAATTGAGATGAATGTAGAGAGCGAACTGACGGAGTAATCATTTCTGACGACGAGATGCCGCCTTCTCCAACAGGAGTAATTTCCATATTTCCTTGCGTAGTCTGCAATGGATTGTATTCTTCAGGCATTCTTGATATAGCTGCCGTAGTCATAAAGCCTTTAGCTGCTTTTTCTAAAGTAGGCTCTTTCAGAGCATCGAACACCTGCACCTTAAATGGATTATTTAGGGCACCTTTCATCTTCATTTCAGATTTTTTAAGTTCAGTGTTAACTCCCTCTGCCAGAAGCTTTTGAGGAGTCATTATTTTCTTGAACATTAAGTTCTCTTTATCATCCTCTTCAGCCCCTTTTTTTACAGCCACATTTCGAGCAATACCGAGCAAGATAGTTTTCTTGTTCACTGTATTCAAAGGAGTACCCAAAGTGTGCTTTGTCACAGAGGGATCAAGTTTTGTTTGAGAGAAGTATTCTTGAATATGTTTTTCTACCTCTGACTGAGGAGGAGTGACATCTTTTCCTATTAGACCAAGTGTGTTGGCCAGCTTCAGAGAAGTTGCACGAACATTAGACTTAGAAGATAAGTGATTGAACAGTTGGTCTCCCAGAATGCCCTTAGATTCTTTCTCTGAAGCACCCAAGATAGTTGCAATATCCACGGCATTGAACTGCTTCCCTCCAAGAATCACATTGACATCATTCTTGCCAGTAGGAGAAACTATTTTCATACCTCTTCCATTCTCTGCATTCATCATAGTCTCAACATCACCGTTGGCTTTATTTTGAGTGTAGGCTCCAGACTTAAGCCTAATCTGGTGTGGAAGATTGTAAGTATTTCCCTGAATAAGAAAGCCACCTTTCCTAGTATATACAGGCACAGTTCCTAGAGATACTTTTCTCTCTTTAGAAATCACTTTCTTGCTCTTATTATCTATTACAGCTACATCTGCTAAATACTTCTGAGAAAGGGTTCCTCCCGAATCTATAAGTTTACTTAGTCTCTTGTATGTGTGATTTACGGGAAGTGTTCTAACATTGGAATATTTAAGAGTCTTATATTTTCCTACAACTTCTCGTCCTTCATAGACAGATGTTATTTCGTCCTGAATTCTCTTGTTTGCCTCTTTTGTTCCTGTCTGTAATTTTTGCATCTGACTATCCCCTTGTAGTAGTTTGAGTTTGGACACCACTCGTAGTGGTAACTGAATATCCGGTGTATGGTGGCTTCGGTGTTATCACACTATCTTCTGACTCCACTAGGAGCTCTTCTTCACTAGAAGATCTCCCAATAGCGTCTGCGTAATCTTTGGTTTCATTCATTTCATATTTCACAGCTACAATTGCTTTTACTACAGGAGAAGAGGTCGGATGTGATATTGTTCTTGTTCTTACTTTAGAACCTGATCTATGAAAAGAGTTAACTTTAACATTATCTATCATATTTACGACATCTACATCAGGCGGAATGAAGCTTGGAGCATGAGAGATAGCTTCTGAGTGCTCCACAAAGAACTTAGTCATACCAGACAGCTGAGTGCTTGACATTCCAGTAATAACTCCATTCTCCTGTGGCACAAAACCACCCCTTTCGTCAACAACAGTTATACGACTCTCTATCCACCCAAAATTAAGCCGATGAATTTCAAAAGACATATCCATTCTCTCGGCAGAAATTGGATCAACATTGACTGTTTCTCTAATTACGGCCATTTACATATCCAAACTCATACTCTGCAGAGGCCATAGGCACTGTTCCCCAAGCATCACAATAAAATGACCGAGCACATTCAGTTGAAGAAAATCGTTCCATCTTGCTTTGATATGCCGCAGCTATAGCGAAATACTTATCTGCTTTGTTTGAGTAGTCAATTTGACCTACGTTATCATCACCAATACTCATTTGATTTCTATTTTCTTGATGAGCAACGGCTTCCATTAGCTTTGAAATTATCCCTGGTAGCAATACTATTTCGGGAATGGTTTTAATCCTTCCTTTCAGAGCTGGATAGAGAAAGCACAGCTCTTCTCTAATATCTCTATCGAACATTTCTATCTCTTCATCATCAAACTGCTCCTTGTTATTTAGGAGCACATTTAATTCATTGCGGTCTCGTATATAAGCCCGCACTTTCTCAGGATCAATCATTTAACTTACCTATGCTTTTTTTGTTTTAGATAGCTCACAACACAAGTGGCATCTGCATAATCTTCGTCCCCAATAACTTCTATGCTTTTTCCTAGTGAAGTACAATGCACCTCATCAATGCCAGCTTCGCCCATATCTACATTGCAAGTACCTCCAATAATTCCACCTAAAGGCTCAAACATGAGAGTTCCCTTGTTGTCCACAATGTCTACTGTATCATTGTATATTTCGCAGTTCGTTACGATTTTTGGTGTAGAATCTTTAGGCTCCGTAAGTAGATATTCCGTGGTGTCCATATTATACTTATCTCTACATGGCTCTGCATACACTCTAAGCAAACTCATGTCTCTTGCGTCAAAAAGATCTGCAAAAAAATAATCAATGTAATTGCCATTTTTGTCTTTGTTTTTATCTGCTTCTTGAAAACGGTCTAGGAAGTTGCGGGTAAAGGAAATAGCTCCTGCTTTAGAAATATTGGAATTTCCTCTAACTAGAACCTCTTTTTTGTATAATGAACTCATATCTTACTCCTGTTTTTTTATTTAGGAGATATTGTATCATCTTTTGGATATATTCTCAATAGAAGCCTCTCCGGAGAGAGGACTCTATGAAGATAGACCCAAAGGGACTATGCTACAGCTCCGTCACCGTCACCAGCATCATTTGAAAGACCAAGACCTTTTCTAAAAGAAGTAATAATTCTACTTTTATCCATGCTTGAAGCTTTTAATGTATGAGCATCTGTATACTCTTTAGCAGCAGCTAATGTATCAATAATGCTTGTAGCAGTTGCTTTAGCATTTTGAGCAATTGTAGTTGCATTAGAAGTAACTTTACTGATTAGACCTGGTACAAGTTCAGAATCTTCATTAGTAGTATCATTTAAGATATTTTCAGCAGATTGTACTCTGTCAGAAATAGAACTTAAAGAATCACCTTCACCACCAGTGATTTCTTCTAGTTTTTCTTCAATTCTTGACTCAGCAGCAGCAACTTTTGCTTCAGTAGAAGTAGTAAGTTCAGTTTTTGCAGCAGTAATTTTTTCATCTGTTGTATTAGCATTTGCTTGTTCAGCAGTGATTGCACGAAGTTTTTCCTGATCAACTAAATTAGCAACAGAACCTTCAATATCTTTGCTACCATTTAATTTAGTAACAGTTGCTTCAGTAGTAACTAATCTATCGTTAATAGCACCAACAGTAGTTTTAGCAGCTTCTTTGTTATCAGCAACAGCTTTAACTAAAGCAACAATGTCAGCATTGTTAGAGTCAGTAGCATTTTTGTTGTCATTGATTTTACCAAGTAAAGCAGCTTCAACATTAGTGGCACGAGTATTTTCATCTACGATATCTTTTTTGTTAGCAGCAATTTTGTCTAAGAAGTCAGCAACAATACCATCTTCATTTGAAACAGCAGATTTAACATCTCTAACCATCTCAGCAAGAGACACAGAGTCATTGCTATCATCTAGTTCAGTAATTGCAGTTAATTGAGTTTGAAGTTCATTTACAGCAGTTAGTAATTCTGTTTTTGTAGAAAAACCTTTGCCCTCAACGTATTCAACTGTACTTTTACCTTGTTCTTCAACAAGATCAACTAAGATTTGTTCTAATTCTTCTGTAGTTACATTATCAGCCATGGATAATCCTTTTAACTTAATATTTTTTGAGCTAGGCTCAGTGGAGTCCTCTTTAAAAAAAGGAACTCTGAGAAACTACTCTCTTCACCAGAAGTGAGAGTATAGTAGTTTCAAGCTGAATGATAGCTTGAAATTTACTGCTTTTTTATTATAACTGCTTCGGCCATCAATAGCCCTAGTCTAGCATATTAAAAAAACTAAATAGCTGAAATCCCAATCGTCTAAACTTGTTTAGTGGTTGGGCAGTTCACCTTTAGCAAAATTAAACAATAATATCTGAACTTGAAATAGCAAGAATGAGTGAAGATGAAGCAAGAATAACTTTTGAAAAACTAAGACGGAGTGGTACAGAATGCATATGAAACGTAAGATTTATTGTTATTACTCCCTCTCCTGGAGAGGGGTAATACTATTATTCTTCTTCGGTTTTTTGAGAAATTAATTTTACTGCTGAACCTTCCCAGATAATATCAAACTTATTACAAGCAATTCTGAACTCTAGAAATCTAAAGTCTTTTGGTACTGCTTTGTATTTAATTATAAGTCTATCTAGCTGAGGGTCTCTGCTATTTACATCAAAGAAGCTAGTAATATTAAAACTATCTTCTTCCAATTCATTAAATGTAATACCTAAATCCTCTTCTTTTACAGCTGTGCTCACAGTCATATGGTTTCCAAATTTAGAATATGCAACTGTAGGAGTTGAAGTAAGCCCATTCGCAGAGATATCAAACATTACAATCTCATCGTCTTCTCTAGAAATCATTTTTGGGTAATCTACATCAGGGTTAAAAGTACCTCGATAACCTTCCATCTGAGCACAAATAAATTCATCGCCAGGTGCAATTGTTGTGTATGAACTGTATACAAGTGATCCTTGTGCAACTTCCTCTTTCCCGATATATACAATTACCTCTGTATGAGATACCCATTGCAGCGTAAGAACAAACCAATCTTCAGGAACTTCACACTCAAACTTCTCTCCATAAATAAATACACCACCGTCCCCAATCTCTACATAGCTTTTAAATATATTGCTTACATTCCCAGCACCATAAATTCTTGTTCTCTTTGAAGTGTCAGCCAGTTTAACATGCATTGAAACAAAAGCATCTCCCTCTACATTCGATGTTCTAACTTGTTGAACTGCATTGCGTCGGCTATACCCTATTGCATTTCCATCTTGGTCTTTAAATGGGCTGTCATCTATAACTGTACCTGCAGACACAGTCCGTTCTCGTGAACTAAATGCATGACGACGACTATCATAAGACAAAGGCATCCTTACACTATTTGGAACAACTCTGTCTAGAGCATAGCCCGAGATACAAGCTTTATCTTTAAGAGCAGGTTCCTGTCTCATAATTGTTTTCTCTACAGTTTTTTCACCAAGAACAATTCTTTTTCCATGAGGAAATTCAGGAGAAACAATCATCACTGCGTCACCCTCTTGATAGTCATATGCTTTTGCTGATATACCCATTAGAGACAACCTGCTTGCTGTAGTAGGAAGAATGTCTTCCCCTCTCTGTAAGCCAACTCTTCTTAGGCCAATATTATGTGAAAGAGCTTCGTACTCTGTAAAATTGGGTTCATCTGCTTTAGCCCCTTTTACCGTGCTATACCACTCAGTGTTATCTTCTGTTGCCATTAAATGTTTTGTTGTTGCCATATTAAATCCTTCTTAAGCAGCTAAGCTTAAATATATTATTTTTTGAAAATTATCAGTTGCTCTATTTTTACCAAAAAGAACTTCGATTTGTTCATTTTTGTTCTCTAACGGAGAATAGAACTTTGCAATAAATCCCGTCTCTACCCTATTTCTTCCAAAAAGAACTTCGATTTGTTCATCTTTAGCATCAAGAGAAAGGTAAGCTTTTGCTATCATTCCAGGTAAACCAGCATTTATAGATACTAGATACTCTTCTGTCCATTCTGCAGGAAGCTCAAGTGCTTCTATAGGAGAACCATCTACTACCCATTCACCGTTGCTTAAATCTACAGGTTGTCCCAGAAAAGAATCTGAAGTCGTAAGAAAGCCGAAATGCTTAAATATTGAACCCACAACGAGTCTACTTTCATCAACATTATTGTAGTCAATAATTTTAACCACTGGAAATCTTGTCGGAGCTACTTTAGGAAGAGCTTTATCTGCTAATCGTACAGCAATCGTTAAAATCTCTTTATCAGTCAGCCCAGAACCTAGTCTAATTATCAATTCTTGATAGTCAATAATTTGTGCAGGTAGCTTCGCTAGACTCACATTGTTAGTAGTCGTATTAAATAACACTCTTGATTGAACACCAAGGCATTCTCTATCTTGTTCACAGACAGAAACAAACACCTCACCTAACCAAGGAACTAGATAATACAGTTTTGTAACAACAGCCTTGTCTTTAAAAAGACGCTTGTTTTTCTCACTTAGCTCATCCACTCTCTCTAAAGAAAGACGCTCGGCCTCTTCTTTAGTAATTTTATGAGTGTTGACAAAGGTTTCGATTTTGATTGATATCATTGTATACCTTTATTTTTTCGCTCTGCCCCCAATGGAGGCAGACTAAGCTATAGTTCTAGAAATTACTTTACCATCTTCTTTGTGCTCAAAAATTACAGCATTTGGCACTGTCGTCACTGCTTCTGCTACAGCATAACTGCCATCAGGGTTTCTTTGTTGAGTTGTTACCTGAACAACAACTGAGCTTCCGCACTGCATAGCCTTAGTAGATTTCATCCAGCCTTCTTTCTCGGAAGATGCTTTTGAGATCAACTTAAAAGTATCCCCGTTGCCCCAGAATATAACATCACTAACATTTTCTCTTGTGCCATTAGAACAAGTATTCCCAAGTGTTTTCTTTGGAATACCCATTTCTGGGTCAAGCTCCATATATCCTTTTTCGAAGGCTTCAGCAGGAGACCATGACTCATAGCCATCTTCGTAGACAACTTTATATCCATTCACTTGTTTCTCTTCAGCACTATAGTCACGAACTAATCCTGCCTGACCTGCTTCGTGATATGGCATTGGTACTGCATTTACTGTCTTTACGCTTCTAAAAAAACCCATTACAGACCACCCTCGCCAAGACTAAAAGCTTCTCTTGTGTACCCTCTCATCATATACCTCTATTGATAACAGCAGAACATACATTGCCGTTAAGTTCATCTTTTAACAAAAAGCCCATTAGAGGCCAGATTTTCTCTCTAGCAGTATCTTTAGCTATTCTCTCACCTATCATTTTGTCATAGTTCTCCGGAGAAGCACAAGCACTTTCACCTGTAACGGTAAACCCATTCACTAAAGTTAGCACACACACAGTCAGAACATCAGTAAGCTTGTGATACTCTTCTTTTGCAATAACTGCATCAATCTTTCCTGGGTTCAACCGTGGAGCATTTAAGCATTTTTCTTGGATCAGTTCCTCTGTTGTTATTGCACCTGTTGCCTCTTGTGTACACTTCGCACAGTGAACCGGAGTTTCCATCATATCCATTAGGTCTTGTTTCGACTTCTTTACACTCTCCGGCATCTCTAATTCCTCTGCCTTACAGTGTGCCTCTAATTCTACTAACTTATCTATCACTTCTTTGATTGCACGTGAAGTTTTCTTATTCATGTCTATCCTTCTGTTTTTTTTTAAGTGGTCATTATAACTATTTTATTCTTTCAACTTGATTACAAATTTTTTGTCTATTACTGCAAAAGCAGCTTGGACATCTTCTATGTTTCTCACTATAAAGTAATGAGCTCCAACCTTTTTCATTTTAGCTTCCATGCGAATCTGCTCTTTTGTCTGTTTGCCATTATGCTTTTTTACTTCTAGCCCCATATAGATTCCCCTATATAGAACTGTTATATCTGGCAGCCCTGGCTCACTTGTACATTTGTAATGGCCCACTGCTCTTTTGACTGATGCCATAATAGACGATTTTTTAATTGGAGATAGTCCTAGTTTGCTGATTACTCCAGCAACTGCTCTAACTGCTACAGCAGTAAAAGAGCCCGAGTTTTGTCTCCAAAATACAATGTTTCGCCTGTGTGCAAGATATTGTAGTATTTTTGCTTGTATTTCTTTTTCGAGTGGTGGACCCTTAAGACTCGCTGCCATATTAACCCCTTTGAATATGTATTTTTTTTGTTTCTGGATTTAGAAACCCGTGTGTTTTTCTAGCAATGTAATTAGCCGCCGTAGGAAGTGCTCCAAGACTAAGATATGAAGTCTCAGAACCCAAAATAACTGGAAGTCCTGCTAAGACAGCCTTTCGACCTCCAAAGCGATGAAGAGTCTGAAGGGCTTTTGCATTTGCCCTAGTTTCTTCTATGATAACAGGAGCTGTAATTCCAGCAGACACAAGCTTGTGGGTTTTTGACAACTCTTTGCCCTCTGCTCCAAGCTTGGCTGCATAGACGGTATCTCCAAGTGTCCCGAGAAGACCTCCACTATAAGCAACTAAGCCTGCCTTGTGTTTCAACATTGGACTTGAAGCATGTCCCAATTCGTGAGCAACTATCGAAGCTTGTCGAAATCTACCATCCGGGCCAACACGGATAATGTCATGTTCTTTGCCCGAAGCAAGTCTAGATTCGTATGCCGGCATAGAGTGTTCTTCAAATATTATCTTTTGTTTTGCTCCGGATAGTTCTTTTAATCGAGACAGTTCTCCGTCTGACATAATCTCTTCAGGACTTGACATTATCACATGAGCAGCCCCACCTCCAATTATCTGTTGGCCAACCATCGAACCCACAAGGCCAGCACCCATGGCTCCTCCACTAAATTCGTGTTTCTCTTTCATTTTATCTCCTTGTTACATTTTTTTGTTAATTTTCACTCTTCTTAGGCAAAACTTCCGTTAAAGCCTTTTTAATCTCTTTTGCAATAGCAGTGATTACCGGAACAGTTACTGAATTGCCTATCTGTTTATACAAATGAGAGTTAGCTAAATCTTCACTCAATATAAAAGTATCGTCATATCCTTGAAATCTTGCACATTCTCTCGGTGTAAGTTTTCGTATATCTTTCTTATCAATAATCAGAGGCACATTATGACCACCTGTACCCATATTTGCAGTTAAAGTAGGGCAAAGCTTACTTTTATTTTCTCTAACATATTTTCTTCTCCATTGATATACTGTGTCATTATTTTTCATTTCATCTTTTAACTGAGTATAATATCTGCTATTTGTATAATAGAATCTCTCGTCAGCTTCGTCATCAATTAGATCGTTAATTGTTTTTGTTAGTTTTTTTGGTTTTGGAAAATCAAATCTATCACATACTTTCTTATCTTTGAAACCTACGATATAGATTCTCTCTCTGTTTTGTGGCACATTTGAATACTCAGCAGTATTTAATACTTTATAATTCAAATAATAACCACGACTTTCAAGCTCATCTTTGATAATCTCAAATGTTCTGCCCTTGTCGTGACCAATTAGATTTTTCACATTTTCCAAAAATAGTATTTCAGGTTCTAAATCATCAATAAATCTTAATATCTCAAAGAATACATGACCTCTATCATCATTGAAACCTTTTCTATATCCTGCTACAGAAAATGCTTGACAAGGGAAGCCACCAGTTAAAATATTTATCTTACCGACTTCATCTGTTCGCAAGTCTTTTAAATCTTTTTCATATAATTTATGCTTGTGGTTTTTTCTATATGTGATAGCTGCTTTACTATCTATTTCATTTGCCCATGATATACTAAACCCTGCTTTTTTAAAACCTAACTCAATGCCGCCAATCCCTGCGAATAACCCACCAATTTTGTAGTCTTTAGCTGTTATTTTTTTCATAGGAGCAGTCATTTACTTATCTCGAGAAGAAGGTGTGTTCCCCGATTCCATAGAATTCACATCTTCCAAAAAGCTTGCGCTATTTACAAAATGCGCACCTTCAAAAAAGTTTTCACTATCTATAACTAGTTTATATTTCACACTAACTTGTATGTTCGTATTGATATAAGCACGAAGTTGGGATCTGTGTATACGTATAGCTGCTGGTATCCCTTTTTTGCACCTACATTTTCTTCTCCTCCAATAACTGTTAAGCATGCAATCTCGGTCAGAAATAATTATTATGTAAATAGCGGCTTCTGAATTGGAATGGAAGAGTTCATGCTTCTTGCATTTCTGAGGGGAATAACGATAATAATACCAACCACCGTGATAAAAGCAACGATGTATAAAAGGAGTATAAGGACAAGGAAAAGCAGCCTCAAGCTCTTCTAACTTACTTTTAGGGAACATTAGATGTCTCCCCGGAAATCCTACTTTGTTATAAGCAGGATTTACATGCCATATCTTTGGTGCTACTGGTTTCATTATTGTTGTCCTTGCTGTTGAGCCTGTTGTGCTGCTTGAGTAGCATCTTTCCTGCCATTAAATTCCATGCGTTCTTTAGTGGCAACATATAGTAGCCAGTTCTCTTTTTGTAGTCTATCCATCTCTGACTTGCGTTGACCAGCTTCCATCTGAGATAATTGTTGAGCCATTTGATCAGCTTCCTGCATAATAGCTTGTTGATTAACTTGCTGAGTAGAGCTTTGTGAAAGCATTGCTTCCGTTTTCGCTTTCTCTTCAAGATTTTGAGAAAGATTTGTTGTAAATTCTTGTATCTCAATTTGTCTCTTAGCATTCTCTTTCGCCTCTGCTGTCATTCTTGTTTGTTCTGAAGTGGCGTTCATAGTGAAGTAAGCACCCATTGTATGGTCAGATATTTTACCTGATTGAAATAACTGCAGAAGAATTTGCTTCTCAGAGATATCATCTACTATTCTAAATGGTGTTATTTTAATAGGTATTGCTTTTTTCTTTCTCATCACAGCTACTTTCTTGACAGTAAAGTTAGCAATCTTTTCCATTGAGGTAGTTAAATTCATTAACTGATTCTCTAGTACCCTGATAGATGCTCCAGCTGCATTGTACCCAAGGCCACCTTTTACAAATTCTACGGGAACACCGATACTATTCATAGCCATCACTGACACTTCGTCAATCTCTTTTGCTAGGTTAAGTGTCTTCCCTTCTCCAAATGCAGTCATCGTGTCAAGAGGAATAGGAAAATATTTAATTGAGGTTGGATCATTCTTATGTTGTGTAAGTAGAGTCTCAACTCTCTTGTTTACATCAGAACCTGACATATAGTTATACATAGGGTTCCCATCTGCCCCTGAAGTTCTTGGAACTAAACCTCTGAAAGGAAAAATCATATCACTAAGAATTTTTTCTTGGCTCTTTCTGAGCAGCAACAGAGAGATCATCTCTGGAATAGCTGAAGTAAGAATAGGCATTCCCCATCCTGAGTTAACTCCAATCATTTTTTTTCTTCTTAAGTGCAGTATCTTATCATTATCAAAGAAGACCATCGTATTCTCAACTGCTGACTGAATTAAGTCAATCGGCTGTGAAAACAACATACTTAAGAATCCATCTGTGATCATCTTTCTCTTGCTGTTTGGCATCTTGTAATAGAATGAACTTTTCCCTGTAATATCGTCAGTTATAATATTCATATTTTGCCCTGGCCAATTCACTACATTTATCCCAGAGATATCATTTACTGGTATGTCTGCATGAGTAAAAATTGTATCTGCACTACAGTCAGGACAAACACCTTTAAATACAAGAGTTTTCTTTCTAGTTTTCTTTTTCCCTTTCCCAGTTGAAATTTCTTCCATAGATGGTTTAAGTTTACTATTATCATTAAATTGTCTCTCGTGAAGTATCTTTTGGCACGAAAGGCAAGTCATAGTTCTCTTGATTGGAGTGTATACAGACACGAAAAGATTTCCATACAATAAATAAGTGAAAGCAAGCTCTTTCAAGATATCTTTCATATCTAGCTCATCTTCTAATATTGACTTCCATGACTTCTCATCACTTGGACTTACCTCCGATAGATCATCAGTAACATATTGAAATGTTGTAATTGATACAGATGACATTTTTTCTAATGCACTGGCCACAACTGGGACATTAGCATTAATAAACTCTGACCATTGGAAAATCTCTTTAATATCATTAGGTAATATGTCTGCGTAGACACTACTTAAATTATTATATCTCCCCATAAACTTTCTGTTATACATTTTTCCATTAAAAGTGTTCATATTATTTTGTAGCCTCTTTATATTCAATTGCTTCTACATCCACATATTCTTCAAGCTCTCTGTTAAAGACTGGCATCTCTATCTCTGCTGCTGGTTCTATTGTATTAAGTGATTTAATAGCTGAAACAATACCATCTATTGAACTGGTATTTGTTCCTGCTGTTCTAGCACTTTTTTCTACTATAGTCATTATGTCTTTTGCCGCGGCAAGTCGAACACGGTTATCTTCCATCGTGCCGTCTCGTCGTGCATTTCGAGTATCCCAAATTGCTTGTTGAGCTATCAGTGTCTTTTTCTCTTCCATATCATCGACATCTATATTGATATCAAATTGTTCTAGAATGATACTTGTTCCACCATAGCGTGCTTCTCGTAAAATCTTACCGAAATTATACTCTTCTGAGTCTTCGTTATACATTAATAGGTCTTCCACATATTCTGTGAACCCGATAGACCCTCTTAGCTTATCAGTATCAAAGAAGATAGCTTTGTACGCCGCTAAGGTTTCCTCTGCCATTCCTGTATGTTTAGCTATAAAAGAAAAGTCTGCTTCTGCAAAAAGCAATGTTTCTACAAAAGCTTTTCTTACCTTGCGACCATATATATACATTACTTCTTTTGCCTCAGAAGAATATGTAGTAAGAATTCTTCTCTTTACAGCACTGATATTGACAGCTAATTCCAAATGCTCATCACTTTTGGGTTCTGTATCTATCTCCCAACTCCTGTCAAATACTGTTAAGTTGTCCATGACACACCTTTAGCTAATTAAAGATGTATCAATCGTAAAGTCTGTCATTCTGTTTAGCAGAGTCTTTCCTCTATTTATAAAGCTATCCAGTTGTTTCTCCCCAACTTGATCTGCAAATGTTGATCTCTGTATCTCTATCATAAGCAGTGTTCTAGCTAATCCGTTAACCCCTTTATCTATATCGTCTAAGTATTCTGTAATTACCGCTTTTGCATCCGATGAATCTACTAAATACGAAAGAATACTAGCATTCAGAACATCTTTATCTGCTATTGACTGCAGTTGAGTTAACATCTCAGGAGACATGTTTGTGTTATACCCCTGTTGCTGTAGGTTTGCTTGCGTTTGTGCTTGAGCATTCGGGTCTTGCTGTGCTTGAGCATTCGGGTCTTGCTGGGCTTGAGCATTCGGGTCTTGCTGGGCTTGTGCATTCGGGTCTTGCTGGGCTTGTGCATTCGGGTCTTGCTGGGCCTGTGCATTCGGGTCTTGCTGG